TGCCAGCAGATATATTGACAGGATTGCCATCGAAAACAATAGCTTTTTTCGATTCGTCATAATCTTCAATGCTGGAAATTAATCGATTGCTGCATATCTGGTTACCCCCAAGCGTTGTTCCAATTCCAATCGGTTGCCCAACTCTATAATAAGTTGCGGTTGCATTTGAAACAATAATCCTGTTTACTCCAGTCTCCGTTACTGTAGCTACATCAGCAGAACTGAATTTTCCATTCACCCATCCCATCATGATAGATTGACTGTTTAGCGTTGCAAATTCTACATAAAACAATGTTTGCAGTAGATCAACGATCACGCCGTCAAGTTGCTGATATCCAACGCCGTTCGCCTTTGCATAATCACGAAATTGTACAATATTTTTACTAACCAGCGGAAATTTTCCAGATTTGCTTTCCAGTTTCGTACCATCATCCGAAAGATTTGCGGTGTATTTGCCAATATCAACATATGGTAAAATTGTGCCCGTAGTATGGCGAAAGCAATAGGGCAAATAGGCATTTCCAAAAGGCCTTTTCGAAATACGCCAAGTTCGGGCATTGCCTACTGCTGTTTTCTCAATATAAAATTTAGGGATACGAACAAACTCATTCCCATATGAATCTGTTACTTCTGTTATTTCTTTAAAAATTTCCGCATTATCAAAATCATTGCTAACAGGATTAGTATCAATCCCAGCATTTGCAATCATTCCAACCGATGAATCTGTTCTAGTTAGAACTGGCGATTCGCCTCCATCCCACGATACTCCATATATTTTGGCAATATTCCTTAATAATAATAAGTTTCTATCTGCCATATCACCCCTAATTATTGTCCATAATAATTTTTATGCTATACTTTTCACTTACGCTAGCCGGCGTATAAGATGACAATGTTTCCAGTGCTACCCATAATGATTTAGAATTAGGCTGGGCAATAACGGGTTGCCTTATTGTAGTAGTATCAGAAGATCGGCTACAGCTCCCACTAGTATCAGCACTAGAAGACATACTAATCAAATCAAACGATCCAAGATTGTATGGCGTATCAATATAAGAATCAAGATAAGGCATATTATCACCAGATAACGTTACGGTTGATGCGCTATAGAAATGTACTCTAAATGCAGGGTTAATGCCCGCTTTATTTGTAGAAAGATAGATTCCTGTAATATAGCCGCTTCCGCCATTTACCCTGAATATATTAGGAATTTCATAAGGCGTTATTACTGCTGACCCTGCACTAACTGTATCCCCTATGCTGTAAGCAACACTGCTTCCGCTGGTATTAGTAAATTCTACGCTTCCTGATGAAAGTTTTCCTACTGTAACGCCAATAACCTCTTCGCCAGCACCTAAAACAACACTGCCGGTAATAAATGTACTGCCTGCAGAACCTGAAGTTCCACCTGCAATATTATATACCAAAGGCGCCAAAGTTAGATCATCTAAAATGCGATACCATTTTTGTTCATCAACTATATAAATAGACGCCCCTTTGTAAGAAGCATTTTCGACTTTCCCGTTCACTATATCGGTGCTGTAGGCTTGGTAGCTAACAGCATTCGAAGGTATGTACATTGCACTCATAATTTATTCTCCCTTTCCCTCATCCTCATCTAAGGATTGTTTTTTTAATAAAACCGCCATTCTATTCCTCTACAAGGCCAGAATTTGCGACTAATTTAGATTTTTCAAGGTATTCTTGCAAATTATTCAATTCATCCCATTCCCTATCCTTAACTTCTATATCAGAATACGTTGCAACCATTTTAGGATCCGACCAATCAAACAGCGATTGTATTAATTCGTCGGAAAACTTTAGTAATTTCAGCTTGGAGACAAGATTATGCCTCAAGCAATGAGGATAGAAAGGAACATCAATATACGATTGAATTTTGCTTACCCATCCCCTAGCAACAGATTCTTTTGCGGGATCCCCATTTTTATCAATAAATATAAACGTATGATTCTTATTGTGTTCTGATAATATTTTTTCTCTAATAGGAATCCATGCCTGATACTTATCCCAGAAAAGATCCTTGACAATATATTTTTTAGATAATTTCCCAAGTTTAGTTCTACCTTTGCTTTTTATCGGATTTAATGTTTCCAGAAAAATCCCATTATATGCAAGATTGTTTAAACTAATATCTTCGGTAGTAAATCTAAGAAGTTCAGAAAACCTTGCACCGGAAGCTAATGCCAATGCTAACCAGCAAATTATTTGTGTTTCACCATCTTCTTCCAGCCTTGCAAATAAATAAGCAATTTGTTCATCTGACAAAACAGTTTTTTCTCGAATGGGATCTTTAGGGATAGTTTCCACCGTTGTAAGAACTATGTTTTTGAAGGAGGGATATTCTTCGTCAAAGAATTTTAGAATAAAATTAGAAAAAGAGCTCAAGCAAGATTTCATTCTGCGGTACCTCGCTCCAGACCACTTCAGTTCTTCTAAAGCATAAGAAAAGAACATACTAAGCTCTATTTTCTTGATATCTACATAAAATTTGTTATTATTATATAGCAAATTATAAATAAAAAATATGTTTAAATCGCTTAAATAGCTAATAATAGTTTTATCGCTGCTCCGTGCATTCTTTTCTTTAAGAAACATATCCCTAAGCTCTATATTTTTAGGATTAACTTGCGCTAGTAATTCGGGGGTGACTATCACCTTCTTGTAAGTTTTACGTCCCATTCAATAATACCCCCTTTACTTTTTCAGATCACATCCTCTTCCCACTCATCCGTTTCTGTAGTTTCAGATTCGTCGCTTGCATCTATTCCAGATTCTTTATAAATCTTTCGCAATGCATCGCCTGGTGTAATTACTAACCGTTTTTTGCCTTCTAGCATTTTTCTTTCTTTTGTATTAACATCATATCCCATATGCGGTTTAATAGTCGTCCCTTTTATGTCAAACATCCCCCTATATTTTAGTTCTGAATCTTCGGCTACAATTTCTCTAACTAATTTTTCAAATTCAATAAAAATATCTTTTGTATCTTTAATTGTAAACTCCGCTCTACGAGCGACTTCCCTAATTATATCTTCTCTAGTATATAATTTGTTCATGGTATTATCCTATCCTTTTTTTATTCCCCTTCATTAAGCCACGCGCAGCAACTGATTACATCTGCTTATTTTTAACATTTTGCTTTCCTATTCATTAACCCACGCGCAGCAACTGATTACATCCTTCATTATTTATCTTTAACCCTATATCTTCTAACATTATTTTTTACATCCTCCCGCCTTTTTTCCTTATAGCAATTAGGGCAGAGGTTATGGTTTTTATGATTGTTTTCTATAATGGCACCGCAGTTAGCACAAATTTTAGGATAATAGTCTATAATATTATTTAAGCTTTTTATTGTTACAAATTTTTCCGAATTTTCATCAATAAAATTTACTTTGAAGCATCCTGTAGGAAGTGTGGTTATTAATCCGCTTTGATCTATTTTATATAGGATGCGTTTCCTTTCGTTTTTGCTAACATTCACTTTAGCCATTTTTAAGATATTTATAAAACTGCAAGATGATACATAATAGCTTTTATCTTCTACATTTTTATTATCTCCGTCATGGTTATATTTTAAATATTTCGAAATAACTGCCATTACAAATAAAACTTTCCTTATTTTATATTCTTCAAAGGTATTTATTGATTCAATTTCTTTTTTAGTAATGCTAATCGCGGCATCCTTCTTAATCTTATATTTTTTAGAAATACGCACTGCATCCGCTATTTTTTTTCTAGATAGAATTTCATTGAAATCTTCATCATATTCTTTGCAAAAAGAAATCAGCGATTCTTTTATTTCCCTATCATTTTTATTTTTTTCATCCCTAAAATATTTCGCTAAAATAATTAATTCTTCGAATTTTATAAAACAAAAGAATCCATTCTCAAGTAGTTCTTCGGCTCGTTCTTTCTCATAGAATATCATTTGCTGATTTTACCCATTTATTTACATCGCCCAATCATCTATATAGTTATCTGTTATATAAATTTTGCGTTTAGAATACTTTTTACCCAGATAGCTAATTGATCCATTTTCGTCTAGAAAAGGTATTTCGATATCTTTTTGTTTATTTGCTTTTATATTTTCAATAATGCCATCTCCAAAAACCAGCCAAGCAAAAGATTTATTGTCATTAGGATGCAGTTCATAGCATATAACTACCGCCAAAGAAGCTAATTCTTTTATATTAGAAGAAATCAATAAGGCTTCTTGCCGAATATATTTGCAATATTGTTCAATAGTTTTAAATCTTCTTTCTCCATCAATATCTTTTATTGAATCAAAATTTCTCCTCCCCGATTTATATTTCTTATATAGCACATAAAGCTTATCTAATTTATCTTTATCTATTTCAAAATTTCTATCTTTTAATATTTTTGCATTAAATTCTTTACTTCTGGATCTTCCCAAACCTTTTATTTCTTTTATTTCCCCTTGCATATAGTTAGAAATATTGTTTGTAATGCAGTTTGTTTCCACCAGTGGGTTATATCGATTAAATTGATCAATAAAAGCTTTCTGATCTTTTGTTAGTTCTGATTCTTCCAAAGATAATAATTCATCCAAGAATAAGCAAAACTTAGCTTGGGAGTATGTATCATAATTTTCCCGATATCGCTTATATTCTTTAGAATAATTGCTATATACATCAACCATAAATTTAGGGCGTTTAGAAACAATAATTCTATTATTAAATTCTGCAATTTCCCTTTCCTCCTCACTCATATCTTCAGTTATTTTTGACCAATTTGTCCAATGCGAAGGGATTGACCTAATAACCAATCCTTTCGTTGCATCTATAATAGCCCCTTGTTCTTTCCGGCATTGCTTTAGCCTTCTAATGATTCCATTATATTCTTTACTGTTTTCTTCAAACATTGGCAGCATAGCATACATTGTTGTACTAAGGTTAGTTAGGAATCCTACTTTCGTATTGAATCCGTTCATATCAGCCTTATACAATTCGGATTCTACTATATTGCATTCGGGTGCCTTTTTTGTTTCATACATTATTGGTAATCCGCCATAGGCTCCATTGATAATATCTTTTTGATCTGTTAGGCATATTATATCACCATCATACCTTTTTGTTAGCTTATAGTTTCCTATAAGAGCAGAGCACATCTTTACCCAATATCCTTGGGTATTCGGCGCTTCTCAATCAGGAATTTCACCTGAAAGATACTCCATTACGGATGCTCGTTTCACTTTTTCTTTTTTCAAGAACTAGCACAGGATTATCACCGACATTACTCGCTGCGACTTCCCCTGTTAGCATAACTTCTATTTGCCATTTCCTGCAAATCCTAAACGTAAGTTATACACCCCAGATTTCTGGGTTCACCGAATTTTCATTTATGCATTACTGCATAACGAGACTCTTGAGGAATCTGCGCCGCCTAACACTGCCATGTCCATCCCATTAGCAGGGAAAACACAGCAACAATTTAGATATTTGAGCCAATGTTTGATATCATCATTAGTTTTAAGATTCATGACATTTACTTCTGAACGCCAAACCAATGGCGACCTCATGCCAGCAATCTTATTTATCCCTCGATCTAGCCAATATTTGCAATAATATTCCCCTCTTTCTAATAATCCTTTGACGGGCATCCCAAATATGTGTTCAAGCATTGCAATGGGATCCGCCGCCATAAAGGTGTAATTCCCATTAACTATAATATTGCCAATATAAGATTCTTTTATTCTTTTTCTTATAGAATTTTGAATATATCCTTGGATATAAGGATCATTAATAAGATTATTATTTAATATTATCGCTTTTGCTACATTATCGCCTATCCTTTCAAAAATGTGTTCATCATAATTTTCATCGCATAAGTCGCCTAGCAAATATAGCAGCGTATAATCTAATGTGTTGCTGATTATGTTTCTGAAATATTCTATTGTTTTTTTGCATAGGGATTTTATGCCTTGATCGTTTAAGTTTAATGCTTGAATAAATTGATAGTTTAATGTTACATGATTTTTTTCTTGTTTCGGAGCATATCTGGTTACCCCCCATCCTATATTATTTTTTTTGCAATTTTCTATATAGGATTTTATATTATCAAATGCATTATATAATTTGAATTGAGATGCAGATAGTATTACATCCATATCGCGGATATTTACCTTATCCCCATAAACATCTTCAATTATGTGCTTTCCGATATAATCCGAATATTCAACAAAATCTACTACAACTAATAATCCTTTTATGAAATTTGATCTGACAATAAAACAGCTTGGAATATAATCTAAATCTAAATCTGCCGCCCATTGCATAGCCATTCTAGGGCTAATCAATCCTTGCCCATCAAATAGATTAAACTTTATTTCCTTTTCAGTTTCTTCAATTTTGTCGTCTCCGCTTGGATCTTCTTCTATCCACTCAACCCTTTCTTTTCTTTTAACTTCACAATCTTTTACAACACAAAATAATGGGGTTGTTACTGGTAATGCAGTGGAGGAGGCTAATGCAAAATAAGCATTAAATTTAGCTGGAACCAAAGGGATATCTTTTCTACCGTTATTCAAGATTTTTTTTAAATCAGCTTCTATATCAGAATCTACAAGCAGAACATTGTTCCTTCTGGCTTGCCCTGCACTGCACATCAACCTTACATATTTTTTACCGTTTATATACAATCCATTTTCTATAATTTTAGTATAGTGCCTATTATCTTCTACTACCAGACTGACAATTTCAGGCACAAATAATATTGCATCAATTTCTTTTTCTATTTCATATAAGTTTATTGAACTATCTGATCTCCTCCTAGCATTATGCTTTTGATCTAATAATTTTTTTAGTCGTTCTTCATAATTATTTCTGCCGGTAATATCCCTTAAGCTGCGAAGCATCTGGGAATCCCCTATAGCAACAAGTTCGCCATTTTCCCTAGCACGATCTATATCAAGTTGTATATTTAATTTGTCTTGGATCACCCTGCTGCTATTTAACTTGAAAATATAAAATTGTTGCAGCTTCTTAGCCATCTAATTACCTATCATAATCATTATCGGAATTTTCTTCATACTTTTCCCATTCTGTAGGCTCCCCATAATCTAACAACGTATCAGTATATTTATTATAACTGAACTCACTCCATTTATCATTTATCACTTCTTCTCTTTCTTCCATTTCATTCTCTTTGTATATTTCACAATAATCATAATATTTAACGAATTGTTTAATAAAAGGAGTGCATATATCATTAAAAACACAATTTCTGCACCCTGACAAAATAAATCTCCTTTCTAATCCAGTATGCTAATTATGGATTATCTAACCTTTCCCTTTTGCATTATCTTTTCCAATTTCATCAATATTTATCTTCTCCCTTCATTCATATTAGTTGATTAGGATATATTGGCTTGCATAAGCTATGTATTGCTGCCCTATATATTCCTAATTTTACTGAAGAAAAGTATTTATCACCTTCATGCATAACTATAACATATTTTAGCAACATTGTCAATACCCAATTTTCTATTTAGTACAATTTCTTATAAAATTCTTATTTTGATATCCTAGCTAATATGCAATGCCAGTTTTATGCTTGCATAGTTCAATATAATAAGTATTACCCTTCTTAGCCAATATGCTTTAGCACAAGAAAACGTTTAGCATAAGATACTTTTATTTATTATTTATTTTTAAAAATAATTGCTTCCATAACACTGAATGATCTAATTCTATCTTAAGTTATAAGGCAATAAATATAGTAGCACTAGAAGGCTATTGGCTAATAAGGTATTGTGCTTTATAGCCTTGCACGGTTCCTATGCTGTATTTTATTATCCTAGTTATATGCCTTTTTTATATTTGTAGCATAGGAAAGAAGAAAAGGATGATTACTCCTTATGCTATGATCTATAGAAACTGAAGCATTGTTCTTTGATCAAAAGGGAAAAGCAAAAGAACTTGTAGCACGGAGGCGCTTTATTAATAAGGCGCTCCTTTTATTATATTCAAGCCTTATTAATTTTTTTTTTTAAGTTTCTTCTTTTAATTAATATATATATAAGTTAATATATATACCTATTTTTTAAAAATATATATTAATATATATTTTTAAAAAATAGGTATATATATATATTTTAATTTAATTTAAATATCTTTATATTAATATATATATTAATTTAATTTAAAAATACTTAAATTAATATATTAATTTAACTTAAATATATTAATATTAATTTAATATTAATTAAATTTAATTAAATTAAATATACCTATTATAAAAAAAAATATATATTTAAATATATATTTTTTTTTATAATAGGTATTAATAATTATTTATATTTATTTTTTTATATTTAAATATAAAAAAATAAATATAAATAATTCATTAACTAGTGTATATAGTTAATATATATTTAAGTTAATATATATAGCTATTTTTTTTAAAATGTTTAATACATTTTAAAAAAAATAGCTATATATCTTTTAATATTAATATATATTAATATTAATAGCATTTCTTCATTTTTTTATCCCCTCTATTCGTAGTCGCACTTCATTAACCCCTTCTCCATTTCATCATTAGCCTTTTATGGGATCCTATCCCTTATATATTCACTTCACCTTCTATTATGCTAAATTGTTTACCCTTCACTATGCATGAGTATCTATTCTGCACTAACCCACCTATTGAAATATCTACTTTCTATGCAAGATGAATATCTACCGCCAAGGATCTATGCTAATCTACTATTCCCTTGCATTTGCAATCTTACCCTTATTCAATCTACACCCTTTCTAATGCTAAACTATCTAATAAGAATTATTATCAATTATATCTTATCCTTACTGTATTCATAATCATTTTCTATCTGCACATATCTATTTTCATTTATATCTATTCTTTCCAGTGCAAGCAATCCTTACCGCTTATTTTCATCCACCCCCCCCTTTATCCATTATCTTTGATTTTTTGATCATGCTAACTTCATTTATTGTCTATTCCTATTTGACGGATATTATCTTATTTTTATAAATCTACCTATTCTATCATTTTATGCTGATTTTAGCCTTATCCTAGGTGCACACAAATATCTTCCTGTTTTACTATGCTTAGCCGACTTGTATGCACGCGAAGCATAGTTTCCTACTATCCATCATTATCCTACTTTACGCTTGCTAATCGTGAACACTATCGGTATTTTTTGTGATGATTTAAGTTAATTTGAATTTTAGCTTAAATTTAAAGGCATTTTTATGGACTAGCTTGATGAGCTATATGCCGGCTTCGCCGGTTTTTGGGGTCGGAATATGTAAAATAGGGGGTGTCTGTAATAGCCGTAGGTTACGATTATTATAGATATAATCATAACCTAGAAGGCTAAAAATCCATTGAAAAATAAAAAATCCTTATTATTTTTTTATTTTATTCATTTTTTTTGTATTCCAGGATTGATTTTTCCGGATATCCGGAAGCTTCCGGCGGAAGCTGGCGTAACGCTTGATTACACGCGGCTTAACATGACGGCTGTCGGGGCTGTCTTGGTTCGTATATAAGCTAATAGCTTACCTAATCAACTAATCGCTTATCTTATTAACTAATCATCGGTTCCATGCGGCTAACAGTTCCTGCTTATGCGTCTCCGTCACCTTCCGGATATCCCAATCGTTTTAGCTTATGCATGGGCTGGATCGATATTGAATTTTATTTTTAGATTTCCTGTCACCTTCCGGCGGTTAGCGTCTTTATTCCTTCTGGCGTCAAGCTGGCGGCTGGCGGTATGCGCTGCTTACTCGTGGCTATATGTTCTGGCGGCTGATGATTTGATTTCGGGTTTCTGATTTTTTTTGATACGCTGATTGATTAGCGGAATACAATTATCGGTTTAGTTTGTCGGATATACGCGGGATCTTATCGCTGACGTTGTGCATGCGGCGGCGGGTGGCGGCGTCTGGTGCTTGTCGCTGTATCCGTCGGTTTCCGTCTGCTGGTTCCGTCACCTGGTCTTTATAGCTTCCGGCGTTCCGGCTAATATCGTTGGCGGTTGGCGTCTGGTCTATGGCGGCGCTGGTGCTTGTGTTTTATGCATGGCAACGGATATCTTCCGGCGGCTGGTTATCGGCTGTGCTTGGGCGTGTCTTTCCGGCCTTGCGGGTTCCACTCGTGGCGGTTGGCGGTGTCTGCTGTGGCGGCATTCTATGCATGGTGCGGGCGGATATCTTTTTGAATTTGGAATTATAGGAATATATGCAATTCGTTGCAATTGCAAGGAATACTACAATTTTTATTACAGTTTCCGTTTCCAGTTCCGGCTGGGTGCGGCGGTGGATCTATACGGTGCTTTATCTATACATGACGAAAGTCACCTAAAAAATATGTAATATATCAGTGTTTTATTTTATAGGTTGGGGTAAACTTAGATTATGAAATTCAATTTTACTTTTTTGGGAGGTTTATTATGGCTAGGCGTAAAGTTTTTATAGTCGGTTTCCTCAACGAATGGGGGAATATTGTTGAATTATTCAAGGGTTCAGAGGCGGAATGTGAGGGATTTTTGGAAAATTTTTTGAAGTTGGAGCATTGGCCGAAATGGGTCATTGACGAACCGGTTATATTTCCGGCTTGACTAATTAATCAATCCGGCTTGATTCGTCAAGCCGGAATCAACTATAAAAGAGGAAAAAAATGGACGCAAATGATATCTCAAAATTAGCAAGATGGACTGCACCGAGAGAGGTGCAAACCAAATTTGGTGCGAAGCTTGTTCGGAAAGCCGCTGCTACACCCGAGTTTTCGGCGGCTTGGAAAACAAACAAAGAGGGATTGAAGGCTGCCGGAGCCAGTTTTTCCAAAGATCAATATGGGAACTGGGAGTTAATTTGGTGGCAGGAGCTGCCAGAAGAGATTAAAAAATCACGTTCAGAATCGATCGAAGCCAGCAGAGCTACAAAAGCAGATATCGACCTGCCAAAACCTGAAGGTTTGGATTATAGACCTTTTCAGAAGGCTGGCATCCGATACGCTTTAGACAGGAATGGTGTCTTGATTGCAGACGAGATGGGATTGGGGAAAACAATTCAAGCCATCGGCATCATAAACGCTGATCCGTCAATAAAAACGGGCATCATTGTATGTCCGAAATCGCTAAAGTTAAATTGGGCACGGGAGCTGGAAAAATGGCTTACCCGGCCGTTGACCGTTGGAATTGCGAATGGCAGCCTGCCAGAAACCGACCTCATAATCATCAATTACGAGGGTTTGGTCAAATTCCAAAAAGAATTATCCGATAAACATTTTGATATCTCAATTATCGATGAATGCCACTATATAAAAAATAGAGCTGCACTTCGGTCAAAAGCCGTGAAGGCGATCAAGTCAAGGCGGAAGATTCGCATGACGGGCACCCCGATTGTCAACCGACCATCGGAGTTATACAATATCATCGAAGATCTGGGCGGTGAGTGGGGTTCGTTCATGACATTCGCGAAACGCTACTGCAACGCCCATCAAAACCGCTACGGATGGGATTTTTCGGGCTCATCAAACCTGGATGAGTTGCAGAAGCGGCTTCGGGAAACGGTCATGGTCAGGAGATTAAAATCTGAAGTTTTGACCGAGCTTCCTCGGAAGATTCGGCAGATCATCGAAGTCACTGCCGAAGATTCAACCCAAAAACGGGCAATTGAAGCCGAAAAAATATATGAGGAACAAAGCCAGGAAAAGCTGGCTGACCTCAGGGCTGCAGTTGAGCTTTCCAAAGCTGAAAGCGAAGAATCCTACAAAGCAGCCGTCGCACGATTGCGGGATGCAATGCAAGTCGATTTTGCCGAGATGGCAAAGCTTCGTCATGAAACAGCACTCGCAAAAGTGCCGTCCGTAATCGATCATGTGAAAAATGCGCTGGAAGACAATGACAACAAAATCATCATCGCAGCGCATCATCATGACGTAATCGATCAGCTTATGGCTGGATTAACTGAGTTCAGCCCCGTGAAGCTAACCGGTGAGAGCAAAGAAGCCGATCGGCAAGCTGCAGTTGACCGCTTTCAAAATAACACGGATTGCCGGGTGTTCATCGGATCGATAACCGCTGCTGGAGTTGGGATCACCCTGACTGCTTCAAGCCACGTCGTCTTTGCCGAGCTTGACTGGGTGCCGGGAAACATCACCCAAATGGAAGATCGAGCCCACCGGATCGGACAAACCGACACTGTTTTAGTCCAGCACATCGTTTTGGCCGATTCATTGGATGCAAGAATGGCCAAAACGATAGTTGAGAAACAGGAAGTGATCGATTCGGCTTTGGACGATCATCACCCTGACAGAAACGAAATCGTTTATGAGCCAAAAGTCAAGGCTGCGACGGCTTCTGAATCGGTTGCAAAAATTGAAAAAGAAGCTGAGAATCTCACGGATGAACAAATCGCCGATATACACGAAAAACTTCGCTATTTAGCTGCTTTAGATCATGATTATGCAGCGAATCGAAATGGCATTGGATTCAACAAAATCGACTCAACGATCGGGCATTCACTCGCTGAACGAAGTTTTCTAACACCGAAGCAGGCAGCTTTAGGGATGAAGCTAATACAAAAATACAGAAAGCAGCTGGAAGTCTTTCAGTCTGTATAATAAATGTCACATAAAAAGCGTTATGTTTATCACTTGTGCTATAATATTGATAGGGTAAACTTAAGTCAAGATAAAAAATATTTTTTTAGAGGAAGGGTTGGGTATATCATGAATACGAATTCAGAAATTGTAGGAATAAAATTAAGCGGTAAACTTTTAGTGCGTTATTCCGGCTGGCATGATATCCGGCGGCTGGTGTCGGTAAAATATAAGGTTTATTTGCTAGAGGATTCTGGGCAATATCTTATTACGTCAGAATTTAATCAGTTGTTCGAAGGTCAAGAATATAAAACGTTTCGATATCATATTTTTGATTATATCGACGAAATTCAAAAATCCGGATTATATCCGGCGGAATTGGTAAGCCGCATTTTGTGGAAATAATCAATCAATCCGGCGCTACGAATAGCGCTGGAATAAGTTTATAGAAGGGATAGGTATATCATGAGTGAAAAATTCCAGATTAAAATGAGTGGTACGCTTTTGGCACACCATTCTAGTTGGTATAATTACCCAAAAGAATTTTTGGGCAGATATGATGCTTATCGAATTGACGAATCGGGGCAATATCTGATTATCAGCCAGTTCGACGAATATATCGATGGGAAAACATATACTGCTGTTGTTTTTCATATTTATGATTCAATCGATCAGATTAAAAAAGCTGGCTTATATCCGGCTGAATTGGTTGATGGCATTCTATGGGAACAAACGAATTAACCCTACTCGATTTCTCGGGCAGGAATCAACTTATAGAAGGAAGGTAATATCATGAAATTCAAATCAAATCGTAAGGAAATTCTGGGGGGATTTGAGCATGTAATCCCCATTGGATATTGTAATCTTTGGCACCTTCTCAGTGAGGAAAAACCGGCGGCATATGTCACGCGGTCCAGCGGCTGGGCTTGCGACGTGTATGATTTCGGCGACGTCGCGATTGCTACGGGATACCAGCCGGTGGGAAATTTGCGGATTAGCTATGGTTTAGTGGAAAAATACGAAAACCAAGCTAAACTGGTTGTGGAAAACAGCGATTTATCTCATACTGAGAAACGGGAATCGTTGCGGGCATTGATTAATAGTTTTATATCCGAAGCGATTAATCGAAATGTCGAGGTTGAACCATGAAAAAATACTTTGCTGTGATATATAATTTCGAAACGGATATATTTTTTATCCGTGTGCATGCGGTGTCTAAAAATCCGCTTGATGGGTTGCTGTACGGTGAAATGTATTTTGGCAGTTTTCCTTCCAGAAAATCGGCCGAGGAACATATCGAAATGATGGAATCGATATGTTCCGGGAATCCTGAAGCCGTGGTACCTGCTGCTGGTGGTGGTGTTGATTAGTCAAATAGCTTATCCTGGAAACGGGATAAGCTATAATTTTTTATAAAAATAAAGGGGTTTGCTATGTATAATAATAATAAATTTTTCGAGCATGATTTTTTTGTGGGTTATGTATCTGATAGTACTGACAAATCAGTACAATTTAAGTTGAATTCAAGATTAATAGCGGCGCTTGAATTAAATAATCCTGATGGTTCAATATCCTATTATGAGATATATGATATACCGGAAGGCGCATATATTCTAGCGGTGCGGAATTATATTAGTGTTCATGATTACACTGATTCAGTATTATTTTTCCGGACGCTTTTTGATTTATATAAGGTGGTTCCGGACGGTATTAAAAATCATATTAGGGATTTATTAAATTAACCGAATTAATCCGGCTTGAAAAAATTCAAGCCGGAATCAACTTTTATAAAAATAGGGGCATACTATGGAACAATCACATATTAATAACAGCCGTAGCCGGCTAGTTAACCAACCGGAACTTCTAAACTTATTTGATCTAGGAATTGACACGATCAATAAGCTGGGTATTTCGGTTGACGATTTGAAACAGTTCGCAAGTGATAATCGCTGGCGGATACATATGCGAACACTAGAACAAACTAATCTTTTTGATGGGGATTCAATACCCCCAAGGGCAGCTTCAATCGAATTTTTAATCGATTATTTCTTTATTTATCACTATGATATATAAATAATTTTTTGTTTGATATTGGCTATAACAGCTTGGTTATAGCCAAAAATGAAATAAAAAATTTTGAAAAATTAGGAGAATATATCATGAATACAAAAATTGAAAAAATAAACATTGACGAAATAGCCGGATGGATAACAGACTTCGCAAAATCGAGGAGAAAAACAGCGATTGCGAAAACGGCATTTAAGGAAGAGACAGATCGAGGGCTTGAATCCTTCGCGCATTATCGACAGGAAACAGTTAATAAACTTAAAATGAATAAATTAGTTTTCGACGAAATAACCCTTGATGAACTTAAATTTGTCGACGAGCGGATTTTGCCAGCTTCGGAGTGGGCAGGCGGATTTAATGAGTTGGTTTTGTCTGCTTGCGCTTATCAAACAGCTTCGGTTATATCAAACATAGCGGCCAAAATGCGGGCGGGTATAATTCCAACTCCAGAAAACGTTTTTGAAACGATACAAAAAAAGAAAATTATAGAAGCTAATATTTTAGATTATCTTGGGCATGTTTGGGCGGATGAAACAGATCCTTTTTATAAAGATTTTAATACTATTAAATGGGATTCTCGAGGTTTCGGAAGGGGTGGTGAAAAAGCATATCTTGGCAATTTTTTTGCTGAATGGGAAAAACGAAAAAATGCACAAAACGAAGTTGAATTGATGGTTGAATTGTCTAGAGCTTCAATCAATAACAGCCGCATATGGAAGGAAAAAATTAATTATTTCGGTAACAGCAATTCCTGCTGGCGTCCAGGGAAATCTTGGAGCGATTCGTCAAAATGGTTTTCCTGGATGGAATCTAGACTTGATGCGTTCGGGATTTATTTTTATGCTTCAACACAAAAATTAACTTATATGCTTAACGGACTGGGCGCAATAGGCCGGATTTGGGGGTTATATGATTATTCGTCAAACATTGTTTTGGGGATTAACCCTTATTCTGTATATGATTCAATTTCTGAAAATCATTTATTGCGTTCAGATAATCTATTGACTATAGCCGGATTAAATCGATCAGATACCATATATGGAAGTTTAGAGGGAGTTTATATTAATGGGAATCGGTTTTATTATCCTTATGGGTATCGGATCCGGCCGGAATTTATATGCGAAACAATAAGGCGTTTCTATGATTTATACCCACAAAACGATAATTTATAGTAGAAGCAGGCCATATATTGGATAATTTTATTTTAGAAAATAAATTAAATGCATTACGATTAGGGGATTATTGCTTAACAGATAATCCCCTAAAAGTCATAAAAAATATAGATTATGACAAAAAAAATAATTATTGGTTTCTGGATAACAGCAGCGATATATTAGCTGTTGCGCATTTTGACACGGTAGAACAGCGGAAACCAAATTTTGAAATAATTTATGACAAATTTGATAAAACAAAAATTAGAAGTATAAAATCAATACAATTGGATGATAGATTGGGGTTATATATTATTGGGGAAATTTTGCCACAATTTAATTGTAATTATGATATATTAATTACAGATTTCGAGGAGGTGGGTAACAGCAGCGCATTTAATTTTAAAACAGATAAACAGTACAATTGGATTTTCGAATTTGATAGGCATGGGATTAATCCGGTCTTATATCAGTATGAAAAAAACAGAACTTGGTATAAGGCAGTATTTTCCTTATATGATATAGCCGTAGGGAGTTTTTCGGATATATGCGCATTGGATTGGCTGGGCTGCTGTGCTATTAATTTTGGCACCGGTTATTATCTGGAACATACCAAAAAATGTTTTTGTGACATAACAGATTTAAATACTTGCATTAATAAATTTTTAATTTTTTATAACAAAAACAAAAATATATATTATAATTTTGAACGTGAATAAGGTTATAAAAATAGCGCTAAACAGGAATCTAATAATGAATTTCCGAAATATGACAAAAGTCACGCTTAACAGATTACATTAATCACTTGATGTAATTTTAATAGAAGCGTAAAATTATATCAAGATTGAAAATAAAAATTAACTGGAGGATAATATTATGGAAACAAAAAATTTTGAAGAAATGTCGAAGATGGAAATTGCCTTAAACACGATTGAAAATTGCGCTATATGGGAATCGTCGGATCTGGATATGTGGAAAGGTCTGTCGGAGGACAGAATTTTTGGAATTCTACGGGATTATAATCCGTACCTTGATAATCCGATGGAAAATCTACAGGAACGCGCGCAAGCAGTTTTCCTGTATGTGAACGGAATGCTGTAAAAAAAAAGATAGTTATAACAGAATAAATAAATTAAAAATTGGAGGAAAAATCATGGAAACAGTTAACTTGCATGAACTTGGTATTGATACGCTGGAATTGTTAGGCTATTCAGATATCTCCAGTGTAATGGATTTTGATGGATTATCGCTTAAACAGATAAGGGATATCCTGTCAGATTATAGCTGTATATTAGAATTTGATATCGATGACATACCGCTTAGGGCAAGGGCGATATTGTACTTGTTAGAATTATCCAAAAAGAATAACAGTGATCAAATTACAAATATCACAGCAAATATATGACTTTTATCACTTGCGGCAAGCTATTTTATAAGGTAAACTTAAATCAGAAATAAAAAAGCGAAAGGATAGGCAAAAGGTGGATATAAATGTAACAAGAACAAATAATGGGTTATTTCTCGAAACGCTATACAATAATTCATATTATCACAAATTGTATAGTGGCTATACACGGCGGGAATCTCGGAAATTGTTTTCCGAATTCGTGCTAAAAGAGGAATCAAAATTTTTTTGCAATCAAAAACAGGAGGATGAAGAATGAACGCACAAAAGGAATTAACTTTGCATGTAGTCTGCGATTATACCAGACTACGCTATATTCTGTTTTTTTCAGGAGATACAAGCCAAAAAGAGGATGCAATAAAAGAGCTCGGCTATAAATTCGTAATGCCACCTATGGTTATACAACAATTTAATCTTGATCCTAAACTTTTATGGTGTAAAGCTACAACAATTGACGAAAAAGATTTAGAAATTGTAAAAACATTAGCATTAAACCCATTGATGATTGATCATACTTCGGATGGGGATTTGCTTTTGTTAGAGGGTTGCCAGGAATTGGCCAATGAACAGCATTTTATTCCACGAACCGGAATACCTGAACAACCTGATATAATAGCCGGTAGATATTGGAACCATAAATTTTATGGTCGTCCTGGTAATTGGTCAATTTATCAGGATGGAGAAAGAGTGCAGATAACGGATTCAGAAAAGTCAATACTAGATTGGTATATAAAACGGTTAATTGATTTTGAATCTAAAGTTGAAACTGGCTGGGACGATTAGTTATAAAAATATAATTTTATGTATGATTCGGGATATATTGGGAGGAAAAGGGTGGGTGTACTATGATAAAATTAAATAAATGCCTAAAAGCTTATTTGATAAAATTGATTAAGCCTTCTAAAGATGAAATTAAATTGCAATATTCAGAACTTGCAATTAGAATTATTGAACGAGGTTATATAACAGAATTCGAATTGCAAATGCTGAAAAATATAGGATTTAAAGAAATGTAATAAAAAACATTTAAAATGCAAATAATGTGGTATACTTTTATATAACAAAAAGGATTGAATAGAGTGGGAAAAGGGATATTTATTGGATTATTTATTTTGTTTATGAGCAATTCTAGGGGCGATTATGAATTAATACATATTTTGATATTTATATTTATAGGTTTTATGTTTAAAATTATTTTTACAAAGGAGGTTTGATCAGAAATTATGAATAAAAAATATGAATTAACAGAAGAAACATTGTATTGGGAAGGGGCAATTTAAATGACTTCCCTGAAAAAATGGATAAATTTAATTCGAATGAAAATTTAACAGATTAGGATATGATTGTTTTTATAGTATGTTTTTTTGCTATGATAATTGCTATATTTGAGAGCTTGACAAATAAAAAATAGTATGTTATACTTGTATTAAATAAAAAAAAAGAAAAGGAAAACAAAATGATTACATTAAGCAAAAAAGAATTAGTATCAGCATTATCGAAATGTAGTAAAGTTTTACCGAAAAAACCGAGTTTAGAAGTTCTAACAGGAGTTAATATTGTATGCAAAGATGGTGTATGCAAATTTGTTGCAACGGATTTAGAAAACGAGATTACCATAAAATTAAACAGTGCCACATTTGATAATGATATTAGTTTTGTTCTTATGGATATTGCATCATTGTCTAAAGCAATCAAGTTATTCGGAGAAGTGATCACATTCGAGCAAGTTGATAATAGCATTGTTGTAAGTTCTGGTTCAAAATCAATTAAGGTAAAATGCCTTGATAGTAAAGAATTCCCTGAATATAATTTGCTTGGAGAATTTAAAGTTAATTCACAATTCAAAGTAAATGGTAAAGAATTAGGTAACCTCTGTAATAAAGTTGCTTATGCTGTAAGTAAAGAATTGGAAAGACCTGTTTTAACTACTGTATGCTTTAGAAAAAATTATGTTACTGCGACAAACGGATTTATAATTTCTAAAGTTGATAATAATTTTTTTGAATGCGAAAAAGATTTATTATTTTCTGATAGAGCTGTAAAACTTTTTGAATTAATTGGTAATGGAGATTTGTATATTGGAGTTTATAACTCGTCAGATTTAAGATATTGCTTTGAGGATGAAAATATATCCTTAAAGGGTATGCTTCTTTCAGGAAGCTTCCCTGATGTTGAATGTGTAATCCCTAAAGATATTTATAATTTTACAAAGTATACAATTAACAGATTGGAATTTATCGATGCTTTAGATTCTATGATCAAAATTAAATGTCGCTGCGTGAAGTTATCTGGTAATAAAATTATTGCTCAGAAATTAGAAAGCGTAAAAGATATGGAATTACCTGATTATGAAATTGAAATTGCTAATTTGAATGTGGAACAGGCATTTGCATTCAACCCGAAATTTGTATATGATGCTCTAAAAAATCAATTTACTTCTGATGAAGTTTTGTTTGAAGTAAATAAACCTAACCAACCATTTGTGATTACAGCAATTGGTGATTCGGAGAAAGACGGCTTATTTGTTTGTATGCCTATGTACTTAGGATAAAATTTTTATAATCGTACTGGTATAATAAATGTAAAAAGTTTATTATACCAGTATAGCAGAAAAGAGTAGCATGATAACAAAATTAGACATAAGAGATATAAATTTACAAAAAATAGAACTGATAGATAAACTATTATCATCATTCCCCATATTGAGTTAGAAATTCAATGGGGAAAGGAGAATCTTGAAGACTTGGAAAATGAACTTGAAGAATATTTGCTGAATCTAAGCGAAAACAAATCAAATGATTTTGAAATCGCGACAACAATTTCTATGCTTTTGGCAAGAATAGATGAATCGAAAAATAAGATATCTAATCTTACTGGCGAATTGTCTCGGCTGAATGCAGAGTGGGAAACACGGCGCGAAACACTTCATAATTTGATAGAAGAATTGAAAAAATCTTAATACTAAAAAAAGGGGAAGAAATGAGATACAAAAAATGCGTAGAAGTAATTGGGGAATGGTTTCCTGACGGAAGAAAGGATACTTTCGAGGTTACTTTCAAAGGCCGTCTTGTTGGAAAATGTTTCATAGGTGATGAACCGAATTTTAATTCACAATATCGCTGGTGGGAGTTGCGGGTCTACGAACTTCCGTCAAAAAGTTTAGTTATGTTTACAGAAGTAAGCGATCCAAGCTCGATCTACGATAATTTAGTAAACTTCAGCACATATGACACAGTTGAGGACTTACAAGATGAAGCTCCAACCAGATTAGTCGATCAGGTACGCAAGGCAATATTACAAGGAGAAGCCAATGGAAAAGAAATATGAATTAACGGAATCGAAAATATATTGTGGCATTACATTATATCGGATCAAAGCATTAAGAGACTTATGGAATGTAAAAGCCGGTGATCTTGGCGGGTGGGTGGAATCTGAATTGAATCTATCCCATGAAGGAAATTGCTGGATATATAATGATGCGATTGTATGCAATATTAGTAGAATTTTTAATAGAAAGAATGAATCCTATATTAAATATAGAATCCTGCGCGGAAACTGAAGATTTGAAAAATCCATCTTGACAATGATTATAAAGTATGATATACTATATTTTAGCTCGTGGACTAGCGAGCCTTCGGAATCAACCGATAGAAACTGCTGGGATATAAATGCCTAGCGGAATAGCCACAGGAAATTAATAGTCACGAAATGGATGCGATAATGAGATCAAAAAAAGAAATATTAATAGACTTAGCTAAAATATATCGGGATTTTCAAGAATCTGAATCCCGTGCAGATGAATGGAGCCGAAAGTATAAGACACATTCTAATCAGTTCAAAAGCAATTCGCTTGAAGTTGACAGATTAATAGAAGAATTGAAGTCAATTGATAATGAAGAAAAAGTGAAAAATCAAGAACAGAACGAAGAAAGTAGAGGCGTGCGGGGTATAATTCAAAATATAATTGATGCATATAAAAGATCATATGATGCTGAAGTTCTTATGAATGAAAGCAAAGAAGAATCTAAAAAAAGCATAGACCAATATAATCTATTGGTGAAAAAAATTAATGAGTTAGTAGAAGAATTAAAAAATTGTGAAGAATAATCTACTAATTAATTATTTAGTGGATAAGAAAGGAAAAAATAAAAGAATGGATATTTCAAATTTTAGGGAAATTTCAGTGCAGGCATTGGCCGCTGATTATAAATATCGAGGATTAAATCGCTATCGAGCTTGGGATCAATTGGTTATAGATCGCGGCCTTGTGCCTGGAATTGATGCGAAAGATTTCTATAAGATATTTGATAAAGTCGAGCCTAGTCCACTAATTAAAAATGAGCCGCCAAGCAATTTCAACCCGACGCATTGGGATAATTATTGGGGATGCAGGTGCGAAATGATAACTCATGATGATGGTGTGATAGATATCCGCTGGGAGAATGGGCATTACGGCGGGTATCCCCCATGTAATCCACCAGAAGAAGGAAGATATACAGAATTGCATGAAGAGGATTATTATGGAAATAGAAACGAAATATAGCATAGGGGATACGGTTTGGTACGAAGAATACGATAATGATTCTGACACATTTATTCCTGAAGAGTTAATAATAAAATATATTCAAATTGTTAACTGGAAGGAAAATTCTTTTGATATCACATACTTCGGGAAAGATATGTATGGAGTACTGGAAGAAAAATTATTCGCTACAAAAGATGAATGTCAGAAATCGTGTGACGAAAAAAATAAAATGGGGAGGAGATAATTATGAATATCAAACCAAAATACGATATCGGAGATGAAGTATACTCAATAATTTTTGATACAGTTTCTCGGAAGTTTATTTCCGAGAAGATAACAATCGCTGAGGTTAATATCTTGAAAAATAAAACTGGCACCTTTATCCGATACAGTAGCCAGATATGGGGATCAGATAGTTTGTTTGAAGATAATTTGTATAAAAGCGAAAAAGATTGTATCGCCGAATGTCAGCGAAGAAATGCGGGACTATCTCATGGACGCTAAAGAATATCTTATAAAAATAAATTTGATTTGCCATAACTTTCAGATGCGCTGCGATGATTGTCCGCTTGAAGCTTTGTATTGCGGTTATCCAGCTAATAAATACGACATTGATCAAGCGATCGAAGTTGTGGAGAAATATGATATTCCAAATGAAGAAACTGTGAAATGGGAGGATGCATGAAAGTGATTTACATAGTTGTAGATGAACTGCCAGATTCGTGTCTCGTCTGCCGACTTACTGAATGGCGTGATGAAGTGAAACGGGCTTATTGCTTTTGTGTCCCACTTGGGGAGAAAGTTGATTTATTTAAATACGTAATGGCGCGACCTTCAAATTGCCCGCTGAGGTTGGAAAGGAAGAAATAAAGTTTCATGAAAATATATAGAGCCTTCGTAGACGAATTACCTGATTCCTGCACTGATTGCAGATTAACCAAGTGGAGCACCGACGGGAAACGAACGTACTGCTTCTGTGTTATGCGCAATGAAATGGCCAATTTGATAAAATATCCAAATAATCGCCCGCCGAATTGTCCCCTTGAGCTGGAAGAGGAAAAAGATAAATTGAAAATTGATCTCGATGCTGCGATGGATGCTATTAATAAACCTGAAGACCCGTGTGGATTTTCAATAGAAATTTGTGAATCTGATGGGAAACAGATTTAGAAGGAATAGTGAAAAATGAAATTCTATTTGATAACCAGAAACGACGATGTTGACTACGAACAATATGATGCGGCGGTTGTGATGGCCGAGACTCCTGAAGCGGCAATTGAATTAATAAAGAATGCGCATAAAGATGATTCGCCATATTTAAAATTTTGGGGGGATTACGATGTTTCAGCAACAGAAATTATCCAAACCGAACCAAAGATTATATTAGAATCATTTCGAGGAGGATAAGGAAGATATGCGATATTTAGTTTTATTACGAGGTAGTGCAGGATGTGGCAAAACAACGTGGTTAGAAAAAACCGGATTAAAGCCTTATAGTATTAGTGCCGATGATATTCGTACTATGCTAAGATCGCCTTCAACTAATATAGAAGGTAAACTTGAAATTAGCCAACTTAGCAATAAAAAAGTATGGAATATGATTTTTGAGACATTAGAAGAAAGAATGTCAAGAGGAGAATTAACTATTATTGATGCAACTCACTCAACCCTTGATATGATATCTAAATACCGAAATTTATGCCAAGAATATCGATATCGATGCGTTGTTGTTGAGTTTCCTAACGATGTAGAAACTATACTTAAACAAAACGCAAGCAGAGAAGAAATTAAGCGCGTGCCAGAAGATAGTATTAGAAATATGTGCAGTCGTATTGAAACACAACCTACTCCTAATTGGTGCACTAAAACTACTCCCGATAAATTCTTAGAAGAATATGGAAGTATAAAAGTATTTGATTTCAATAATTATGAAGAGATTGTACATTTTGGAGACATTCATGGATGTTATGAGCCACTGAAAGAATATTTTGAAAAACATCCTTTTAGTGAAAATAAATTCTATATTTTTACAGGTGATTATACCGACAGAGGTATTCAAAATAAAGAAGTAATTGAATTCCTATTTACGCTTATCGATAAAAAGAATGTACTATTTTTGGAAGGGAATCATGAAATACACACAAAACTTTATGCTAACGATAAAGAAGATCAAATAAAATCTTCAGAATTTAAAAAGTTTACTTTATCTCAAATAGAATCTATAGACAAAAAGCAGTTACGAATTTTTTATGGAAAATTAGCACAATTAGCTTTGTATGAATATGGTAATGAAATATTTTTTGTTTGTCATGGCGGATGCCCTCTATTACCTACATATTTTACTTCTACAGAAGAGTTGGTTAAAGGCGTTGGCAAGTATGAAGATTATTTAAAAGTGGAAGAGTCATGGAATAAATGGGCATATAAACAAAATACAGTCTATTACCAAATTCACGCTCATCGTAATACAGAAAATAATGATACAGAAAATGGCAGATGCTATAACTTGTGTGATAGAGTTGAGTTCGGAGGGAATTTGAGAATATTAACTTTATCAAAAGATGGCGATAATGTTAAGAAAAACATTGAATTAATTAAAAATAATGTTTATTACATTAATAATAATGTAGCAGAAGAAAAAATAGTAATAGATGGCGACAATTTGATAAGTAAGATGATGAATAGTAAATTAGTGCAAGTAAAGTCTTTAAAAAATAATGTAATATCCTTGAACTTTACAAGAGACGCTTTTCATAAAAAAGAATGGAACGACTTGACAATTCAAGCACGAGGGCTATTTATTAACAAAAACACAAAAGAAGTAGTTGCAAGAAGTTATGATAAATTCTTTGCCGTAGATGAAAACGAATCTATGAAAACCAATGTTTTGCGTAGGAAAATGGTTTTTCCTGCTAAGGCATATATTAAATATAATGGCTATTTAGGAATCACAGGATATAATTCAGAAGCAGATGAATTATTTATTGCCACAAAAACTACAGATACTGGAGATATGCGAGAAAAGTTTAAATCTATATTGGAGAATACTTTAGATATTAACAAATTATCTACTTTATGCAAAGAAAATAATATGAGTATTATATTCGAAGTAATTGACCCTGTAAATGACCCTCATATTATTGAATATGATAAAGAACAAGTTATTTTGTTGGATTGCATATATAGAGATTTAAATTTTTCTAAAAGTGATAAATCAGAAGAAATTGCCAAAGAACTTGGCGTAAAATATAAAGAATTAGCATATACATTTAATGATTATCTTGAGTTTGAAAATTTTATAGCAAATGTAAAAAAGGAAAATCTTAATATGAATCTAAGATCCATAGAGGGTTTTGTTATTGAAGATAGCAATGGCTATATGATGAAATTGAAAAATAAGTACTATACATTCTGGAAATTTATGAGGGGGTTTAAAGATCAAATAGCATTGGGGCGCGTGGTAAATTTGCATATGCTGAATAAACCGCTTGATAATAAAGTATATGCTTTCATGAAAAACAAGGGTAGAGAATATTGCGCAGAACATTCTATTATTGAAATAAGAAAAGATTTCGAGAAAGAGTATGGCAATGATTATTTTCTATAATAAACTTACATAAAAGTATGTTTTTATTATTATATTCAGATAGGTATTTATTTATACCTTATCCGTCAAATTTTCAATAATTTGACGATTCAGAAGAAAAAAGTATGTAGGATGGAAAGTGAAATATATTTAGATATTAAAGATTTAGATACATTAATGCTTGCTCTGCAAAAATGCCGTGAAGAATACGGTAATATATCTGTTGATATGGATATGAGTACAAGAAAAGATGAAGGGAACTATAATATTGATGCTATTCTTTATAGTAAGGATGGAGATGGTAATAACTCCATTAGTTTAATTAGTTGGTAAATAAAATTTCAATTTTATTAGGTTTTTGGAGGCGTTATTTGTGGTCTTATTATGGTACTAAAAAGAAATTGGCAAAATATTATCCGGAACCACAATTTGATACTATTATAGAACCTTTTGCTGGTGCAGCACAATATTCTTTATTTGGCAATAATTGGCAGAAACAAGTATATTTAGTTGATAAATATGATATTATTGTTAAAGTGTGGCAATATCTTATCAATGCTACGAAAGAAGACATTTTGGGATTGCCAGATTTAGATGTAGGACAAAATGTAGATGATTTTACTACTTTATCTAATGAAGAAAAATGGCTAATTGGATTTTGTATTAATCCCGCATCTGCTTGCCCAAAGAAAACTTCGACTAAAAGAGGAAGATGGAATGCCAATAAAATAAATATTGCTGAAAATATTTATAAAATAAAACATTGGAAAGTAAAATGTGATGAATTTAAAAATATTAAGAACATAAGTGCTACGTGGTTTATTGATCCTCCTTATAAATACGGCGGTATTTATTATAGAATGAATAATAAAAATATAGATTATAATGATTTGGCGGAATGGTGTAAATCGAGAAACGGTCAAATTATTGTGTGCGAAAATACAAAAGCGGATTGGTTGGACTTTAAGCCATTGGCGGAATTAAAAGGTCAATTACATACAACAATGGAAGCTATTTGGTATAAATCTTACATAAAAACTCAACTTTATTAGATTTGAGCATTGACAACCGTGCAATTATAGTGTAAAATAATATAGGAAGAAAATAAATGATTAGAATTTTAAGAATTGATTTTTTACCAATAATGCAGGATGGATTAACTTTAGATAAACTTTATAATAAAGATATTAATGTTTTACATAAGAATATTTTAGACACAATCACAGAGATATCTGGAGAAACTTTTCAAGTAGTTGGGATAGAAAGCACTAATGAGATTCCAATAAAACAAGATAGATTTCAATATACTAATGAAGAATATATTAATGTATTAGCTGGTAAATCGCCAGCGCATCAACCGGATTATGCTTCGTATAAATGGATTATTGATAAGTTTGATTTAGTAAATAGAAAGAATAAAAATGAGTTTGATGAAGTACATTTATTCGGCAGTCCTTTCCTTGGTTTTTTCGAAAGTAGAATTGTAGGGAGGGAAACTATTTGGTGCAACGCACCAGTTTGTTATGCGGATTGTGGAAATTTCTGCATCATGGGATATTCATATGAAAGAGGAGTATCAGAAGCTACAGAGAATTTAGGGCATAGAGCTGAAAGTATTTTGTCATATTGGAATCGTGATTTTTTTAGAGATTTTGTAAATGCGGTTGGAAGCATACATATTCCTCATAATGCTACAAAAGATTACGATTGGGCTAATATGAATAAAAAATTATGCTACGCAGATAAATATCCCGATGCTTTTTATAAAGATAAAAAAGGATGCTTTATTTTAAGCTCGCTGTACAAACTATTTATAAAAGAAAAAGAGTTTATTCCGGTATTAAGAGATTCTACTTATTGGAATAGTAATTCACTCGATTATTTTAAATATTGGTTTAAGCACCTTCCAAAAGAAGCTATAGATATTGTTCTGCATGTTGATAAAATAACTTGACAAATAGTAGTTAGTATGTTATTATTAGTAGAAGGAACTAAAAATGCGTATTGCCACACTTTTGGTTCGCATATATGATTAGTAAGGAGCTATTATGAAGATACCAGAAGATTGTTTAAAAAAATATACTATTATACAGCCCGACCCTACGTTGAGAAATAATTTGATGGTATTTGGATTTGAGATAGGCGAAGGATGGATGTCTTTGGTTATAGAATTATTAGATAAGATCCAGCATCTTGTAGATAATAATCCTGAATATTCTGGATTGCAAGTAATACAAGTAAAGGAAAAATATGGGTCTTTGCGCGTATATCTGAATTACTACTATAAGGAAATAGAAGATATAATAAGCGAATACGAAGAAAAATCTTGCTATATTTGCGAAGAGTGCGGGGAAAAAGGCGAAATAAGAAATATCAATAATTGGTACACGGCTTTGTGCGATAAGCATTATGCGGAATATAAAGAAAAATAAAAAAAAAGGAGAATAAATTGACAACGTATTTGAATGAACAACGGCTTAAGACTTTTGAAAAGGAATTAGATTTAATTTTAAACCCACGAATTAGAAAATTTGCGGAGGAGGCAATAAAAACGTTTCCGGATTATTTTTTTGAGATAGGCGCTTCAAGCACCGGAAAGCATCATCCGGCTTATGCACTAGGATTTGGGGGATTAGTCAGGCATACGCAAGCGGCTATAAAAATTGCAGCAGAATTATTTAAAATCGAATCTTATAATTTCACTGATGATGAGAAAGATCTTATTATTGCGGCACTAATTTGTCACGATGCATGGAAACATGGTACAGACTTTGCAAAATTTACAATAGATAGCCATCCTATCATTGCAGGGGAACAGTTGACAAAAAACGAGGATCTGAAAAAACTATTATCTGAAAAAGAATTTGAATTTTTAATCGGGTGCGTCGAACACCACATGGGCGCCTTTGTGCAAAGTTATAAGACGGGAGAAGAAGTATTGGAACGTCCGCGTAATAAGTATGAAGATTTCGTGCACTTGGCTGATTATTTAGCCAGTAGAAAATTTTTGGAAGTTAAATTTGTATGAGCCATGATAAAAATTATAAATAAAGGAGAATAAAATGGCAAGCGATGACGATATAATGAGTTTTGATGAATATTGCTTTGATGTTTTAGATATTACGGATACCGATTTTTTGTCAAGAGCAGAATGGGATAAATATTATGAACTTTATGAAAATTATTTAAAAAGGGAGCTAAAAGATGATTTTGACACATGGGTACAATGATTTTTTAATGTTTTTCAAATTGTACTTGGATCCAAAGTATAATACTTTGCCTTTATTCATGGAAAAGCTTATAGAACTTAATCCAGATATTAGTGAAGAAGAAGCAGAAATTTTGTGGAAATCCTTTGATGTTGCCTATGATATATGCGTTAATTATGGAGGGCTTTTGAAAGAAGTTAAAGAGGCAAAAGATGAATAAAAAAAATAAATTATGCGCACGAAATTATAATGATATAAATAAAAGATATCGTAAGCCTTATAGTGCTCGTACTGCAGGTTATATTTCTAATAATATAGCTAAGCGTAACGTTTTCAACAAATATATTAGCAATTATGAAGCAAAAGTCGTAATTAGCTTTTATGATTTTGCTGAAAAATTGAAGTATAATATAAATGATTTTATTCAAGAATTGAATTTAATTAAAAAATATTATAAAGTTAAATTCAACTATTTTCAAGATGCTAACTTTTTTAGATTTTCTAATATTTATGGGACAGAATTTTCATTTACGATTATTCATGAAAAATATGCTGAAAAAGATATATATGTTCTTAGCGTTTGGGATTATACTGGTAATACGCTTATATTTTCAAGTAAAATCCCAGATACAGATAGAAAAAGTTTCTTCAATAAATTGGAGAAAGCTTGTGATGAATTTTCTAATGGATTTATAAATTGTATTGAATGCGGAAAGCTTATCCCGTTTGTTGCTAATCAGTCACAGCGATATTATGGAGGAATATTTTGCAAAGCATGTTGGGATAATGAGTGGAATGATATAGAGGAAAAAGAGGATTATCGCTAGTTGTTATACGAAAATGTTTAAATTGCCTATTGACAAAATTTTAGCATTGTGGTATTATTATGTTAAGGAGAATAACAATATGCTAAAAGAATACGAAGTTTATTTAGAAACGCTTAAGATCGATAAAAGTAAGGAAACTTATCGATCGTATAAACATATTTTAGAAAATTTCTTCAATTCGATGAAGATTGAAAGCATTGAAGATATTAAAAATATGAAAAGTGAAGATATTCAAAATTATATAAACCATATGATAATTAAAAAGGAGGGTGAAGATCAGAATAGTATAAATAAGGCAAAAGCCACAGCCAATGCACATTTAAGAGTAATAAAAGCTTATATGAATTGGCTGGTTAGTAAGAATTATATTCTTGAATCGCCGGCAAATAAAGTCGCAAGGTTTAAAGAGGCGCAAACCATAGCGACTGTTTTTACAAAGGAGGAAAGGGATAAAGCAATCCTAAATACTAAAAATAAAGCAGAATTACAATTAACAATTGCAATACTTTTTTATACAGGAATTCGCTGTGAAGAGGCGGTGAATATAAAATTATCTGATATTAAAGATGGCGTACTCCTTGTGCACGGAAAAGGAAACAAGGAACGCCAAATACCATTGAATCCATTTCTACAAGAACTTATTAAAAAATGTTTATTGCAACGCAAGCATAAGAGCGAATATTTACTTGCGTCAGCTAGAGGAGGGCACAAAATTAGTACAACTTCTTTATACAAAAGAGTAAAAACAGCTTGCGAAATTGCTGGTATTGATCAAGACAAGATTGAAAAATTAAGCCCGCATAGTGTTCGCAGATCGTTAGCTTGCTTTTTACTTATGGATGGTGCTTCATCATCCGTTATACAAAATGTGCTAGGGCATGCTAATTATAAAACAACGGAAAGATATATACGCCCAGCAATTGCCTTAGCCGCAAGGAAAACACTATTAGAACAGGAACCGCCTTCATGGTGGGGGAAATAAATAAATAGCAAATAATAAATAGTATAGGAGAAATAAAATGAGGTTAAATAATAGCTTAGTCTCTGCTACAAGGGGAAATTCTGATAAATCGGGGAGATGGGAAAGTTGGGATATCCTGCCCCCAGTTATGGTTTTAGACCCAATGAAAATTATTTATCAGCCGGACAGAGGCGTAACAATTGTTATTTGGGGGGATGGAAGCAAAACAGTTGTGAAATGTCATGAAGATGAATTTTCAAAAGAATTTGGCTTTGCCATGGCGGTAGTAAAAAAGCTTTATGGCAGAGGAGAATTTCTTAAGATGATTGAAAATGCATCAGTGCAGAATGCTAATAAAAAAAAAGAAAGTATAAAGAATAAACCTGCGCATATGATAGAATATGAATCTGATGCGGATGAATACGCTGGCAAAAAAGAGCTTCTTCGGGAAATATCAGATATTTTCCTAGAGATAGCTGATTCCTTAGATGATTTGTATAATATAATGAGTAAACTTGAAGAAATTAGCAAATGATTTTTTTATACTGGATCCCTGTGCCAACTAGTCGTATATTTATTAATTTATTATTAAGCGATGAATCTTCCACTGCAGGGAAGCTACGAATAAATGGCAATAATAAGTAGCATAATATAAGATTAAAGTTTAAAAATCAAATAGGAGTAATTATATGGCAGTTGTAAATATGAGTGTGCATCGTGGTTTATCAGAGTTGAAACTATATGCTAACAAAATTGCAAGTTTAAATTCTGAGCCATTTGTTGTTGCCAACAAACAATCAAACAAAACTATTGGTGGTAGATCGATTGAAGATGTAAATAACTTAATTAAAGGTAATTTTGATAGTATGGTTGCATTGATTGAAAATAGAAAACGAATTAAAGATGCTATTGTAAAATCAAACGCTGCAACCAATGTTACAATTGCTGGGAAAATAATGACAGTTGCTGAAGCTATTGAGCGTAAAGCATCTATAGAATTTGAGAGGAATTTTCTTAGAATTTTACAGGATCAATTTTCACAGCAAAATAATATTGTTGAACAACAAAATCTGCAATTACCGACTAAACTTGAAACATTCTTGCAATCAACACTTGGAGAAAAAAGAGACGTTGCTACGGTAAAGGATTTGACAAAAACATTTGAAGACAATAATAAATATGTTTTGATTGATCCTAATCATATTCAAGATTATATTCAAGCCCTCGATAAAAGTATTAATGAGTTTGCGTCACAAGTAGATTATACTTTATCTGAAAGTAATGCAACAACATTTTTTGATGTAGAATTAGTTGATTAAATAGAATTGTGCTGGTTATGCGAAAACCAAAAATATTATTGTCGTCTGGCATAAACGTTATTATGCCACACCATTGATTATGGACAAATCCATTGCAGAATTGTAAATTTTGTTACTCTATTCTTGCACAGAGTTTGTTTCAAAAATCAAAGGTAAAAGATTAAAGGACAAAACACAAACATCATATTGTCAAGATTGAAAATTGAAAGATATAAAGAACAAGAATCTTTTAAATCTTTGATAAATGGTTTAGGTGATACAATAATGTAACCGTTGGTTATCCACAAAGCTGTATAATCAGCACAATAATATTGCGGGGTTGAGTAGTGGTTACTCCCAAGAGTCATAATCTTGTTACATGCGTTCAAATCGCATCCCCGCTACATGGAGAAGCTGGACATGAGTGAGTCCACCTGACTGTAAATCAGGCGTTAATACTGTAAAGGCGCACATACCTTTCTTCTCCACTATTATGTGATATATGTTTTTGTAGCAATTTGTTACGTGGTTTTGTGGTTATAATTTTCTTTATATCGTTGTAGACAATAATTATATGCTTCTGTACCCAACTGGTTAAGGGAACTCTCTTATAAGGAGCGATATGTTGATTCGAATTCAACCAGAAGCACTTAGGTGATGGGGAATATAAGATTTTTTATTTTTTATTTTAGGAGGTAAAGAATGTTTCCATTTTCTGATTTTTTTTGGTTTGATGATAGTGCTTATCGGTTTAATCGCCCAATGCTTGAACGACAAGGATGGTATAGTAAAGAAAAAGATGGCAAGTTATTATTGCTATTAAATGTATTGGGTGTAAATGAAGATGATTTGAATATTGAAGTAAAACCTGTTGAAAATAACAAAGAAGTTATTTGTATCAATGGCAAAACTAAGGATGAATTATTTGATAGGGAATTTAGTGTCAATATGAATTTCATGATTAGTAAGCCAATGGAACAGGTAAAGACAAGCGCAAAAAATGGACTCCTTATTTTAGAAATAGAGTTCAAAGAGCCTGTAAAATCATCTGTAAAGATTATTAAGGGATAATAATTGTATCCCCATCACCTAAATTTTTTCAGGAAGGATAGTTAAGTGGAAAAGAAAATTGTTTGTTTTTCTGATATACACGGGCAAATTGATAATAATCTAACTGATTGGTTTAATAGCCATCCTGGGGATATACTTATCTTTGCTGGAGATCAGAAAGGTAGTAGGCTCGAGGATGGCAGTAAATTCGCATCTTGGATTACTAACTTGCCATATAAATATAAAGTTATAGTTTTTGGAAATCATGATGATAATTACAAAAATGTTCAAGACTACTGTAAAAAATATAAAAACATAATATTTTTATATGATGAATTAATTAATTTGTATGGAATAAATATTTACGGGTCACCGTATTCGGTAGCTTTTGGGAATTGGGTATTTCAAAAATCGGATAAAGATTTGATAAGATTATATGATAGTATTCCTGATAGTACAAACATACTGATTACGCATACGCCAGCATATGGAATTTTAGATAAAACTATATTCGGATATAATGAAGGGAGCCGCAGTTTATTAGATAGAATAGATAAACTTCCTAATCTTAAATATCATATTAGCGGGCATATCCATGAAGGCGGTGGAAAAATAATAGATGAAGAAAAAAAACGGGTTTATTTGAATGTAAGCTTATTAGACGAGGCGTATCGTTTAGTAAGAAATCCATATGCGTTTATATATAAGAAATAGAGGTAAATATGGAACAAGAAGAAGAATATAAAGTAAGTGATGTTGCAGATTTATATTGGGAGAATGTTATGATGATCAAAGAAATTAAAAAATATAAGACCGCTTTATCCGAAATAGCTTATCTTGAAAACGAATGGGATGATCCTTTAGATTTTATAAAAGATTTAAAAAATATTGCTAAAAAGGCGTTACAATAAAATGTGCATTTTATCATGTTTAAAGGAGGGTTTTTGATACAATTATTACAAGGTGATTGTTTAGAACTAATGAAAGAAGTTCCTGATAAATCTATTGATATGATTTTATGTGATTTACCTTATGGTACGACTGCTTGTAAGTGGGATAGCATAATTCCTTTTAAACCATTGTGGGAACAGTACGAGAGAGTTATAAAGGACAATGGAGCAATCGTATTATTCGGTTCTGAACCATTTAGTAGTGCATTAAGAATGAGTAATATAAAGAGTTATAAATATGATTGGATATGGAAAAAGAATAAACCCCAGGGATTTTTAAATGCTAAGAAGATGCCCTTGAAAGACTATGAAAACATTTCCGTATTTGCAAAATCTACTACCACATATAATCCTCAGGGTTTAATTAAAATTGATAAGGTAATTAAAAATGGTGGCACTAAAAATCCTACAAGCAATAAGGCAAATGGAGATAAAACATCTGCTAACAATGCCATTAAAAATGAGTTTTATAAACAAGAGAATACTAATTATCCTACACAAGTAATTGAATTTAAAAATAGTGGGAGCAAGCAGGTTCACCCAACCCAAAAACCCGTAGCACTATTAGAATACCTAATAAAAACATACACTAACGAAGGCGAAACAGTTTTAGATAATTGCATGGGGTCTGGCTCGACTGGAGTAGCTTGTGTCAATCTGAATAGAAATTTTATTGGTATGGAATTAGACGAAGGTTATTTTAATATAGCCAAGAAACGAATAGAAAAAACGTGATAAAAGTAGGATTTTATGATCTAAAAATAAGCATAAAAGGAAGGTAAATTTGTTAGAATTAAATAAAATTTATTGCATGGATAATATAGAAGGATTAAAGAAATTAGATGATAATAGTATTGATTTAACTGTTACTTCGCCACCTTATGATGATTTAAGAAATTATAAAGGCTATACTTTTGATTTTGAAAATTTAGCAAAAGAATTGTATAGGGTCACTAAAGTAGGAGGAGTAGTAGTGTGGGTGGTTGGTGATGCCACAAAAAACGGAAGTGAATCTGGGACAAGTTTTAAGCAGGCCTTATATTTTACAGAAATTGGCTTCAATTTGCACGATACAATGATATGGAATAAAGGAGGATTTACTGCTGTTGGTGCACTATCAACAAGATACGCACCAGTTTTTGAATATATGTTTATTTTGACAAAAGGTAAAATAAAAACATTCAATCCTATAAAAGACAGAATAACTATAAATGGCGGGAAAAAAGTAAGTGGAACAATACGGCAAAAAGATGGATCAACAAAGCCTATGAGTAAAGTTATGACAATCAATAAATACAGTCAGAGATATAATATTTGGAACATAAATCCTCAAAGGCAGAGGGGAAAATATACGCATCCCGCCGTATTTCCAGAACAATTGGCAGAAGATCATATTCTATCTTGGTCAAATGTGGGCGATATTGTTTTAGATCCATTCATGGGATCTGGTACAACTGCGAAAATGGCAAGATTAAATAATAGAAACTATATTGGTTTTGAGATATCACCAGAATATTGTGATATCGCAGAAAAAAGATTAGAACAAATACGATAAAATGTGGATTTTATGATCTAAAAATAAGCATAAAAGGAAGGTAAATTTGTTAGAATTAAATAAAATTTATTGTATGGATAATGTGGAAGGAATGAATTTGTTAGATGAAAATAGCGTTGATTTAACAGTTACTAGTCCGCCATATGATAATCTGAGAAGCTATAAAGGGTTTCAATGGAATTTTGAGAATGTTGCAAAACAATTATATAGGATTACAAAAATAGGTGGTGTTGTAGTTTGGGTAGTTGGGGATTCTGTTATAAATGGATCAGAATCCGGAACGTCTTTCAAACAAGCATTATATTTCAAAGAGATTGGTTTTAATCTTCATGATACAATGATATATGAAAAGTGTGGAAATCTTCCAGCAAAAAATAGATATATACAATCTTTTGAATATATGTTTATATTCTCAAAAGGAAAACCAAAAACGGCCAACATAATTAAAGATAGAAAAAATAACTGGGGAGGTAGTAAAACATTTGGGAAATCTTCATTTAGAAATAAAGATGGCACGCTGACAATAGGGAGGCAAAGAGAAATTGCAGAATATGGTAGCAGAACAAATATTTGGAAATATGCCAATGGGTATGGGTTTGGGCAAAAAGATAAAATAGCTTACCAACATCCTGCCACCTTCCCCGAACAACTAGCAATAGACCATATATTGACATGGTCGAATGAAGGAGACATTGTTCTTGATCCGTTTCTTGGTAGCGGTACAACTGCAAAAGAAGCTAAACTATTAGGGAGGAATTATATAGGATTTGAAGTTTCTCAAGAATATTGTGATATTGCAAATAAAAGAATTGAAAACTTATAATCAAACGAAGAATTTATTTAATTATATTCTTGACAAATTGTCATAAATATGGTAATATTATTTAATAAAAGGTTGATTAAAGAAATAAAGAAATATAAGAATGCTTTATCTGATAAAAGGATGAATAAATATGTATAACAATAGAAAATTTTTAAACAAGAACTGGACAGAATTTAATGGGTCAACTATTATAGATGCGCGTGATTATACAAATGATAATTGTTCAACCTTTAAAGAATATTGTTGTTATGTGCCTGTATATATAGATACAAGAGCATATACAATAATAGAACTGTTTGAGAGATTTTATATAAAAAAGGATCAATAAAATGAAGATTTTATTAAGTTTGTGAAGGATGGATACATTTGAACATATATTACAAAGATGATTTATGTATGTTAATACAAGGAGATTGTATTGATGTAATGCATGAATTAATTGAATCCGGATTAAAATTTGATGCTATAATTACTGATCCTCCATATGGAACTACCGCTTGTAAATGGGATAGTATAATACCTTTTGATAAAATGTGGGAGAGATTAAAATTAATACGGTATGATAAAACACCTATAATATTATTTGGATCAGAACCTTTTACTAGTAATCTACGCCTGAGTAATATTGAAGAATATAAATATGATTGGTATTGGTATAAAAATAAACCAAGTGGTGCTATGACAGCTAAAATTCAACCTATGAAAGCAATTGAAAATTTAAGTGTATTTTATAAATCACCACCTAATTATACCCCACAAATGAAAGAACGAACTGAAGCAGAATTAAAAAGACTTTCTAAAAAATCTGTATATACATGTTCAACAGAAATTGATAATCGAAAATGGGGGAAGAGTGGGAATAGAGATGATAATAAATTAAAATATCCTAATAACGTATTAGAGATTAAGACAGTTTTTAATAGAAGCAAAGAAAAAGTTGCACATAGTACGCAAAAACCAGTTGAACTTATGGAATACCTAATTAAAACATATACAAATGAAAATGAACTTATATTAGATTTTACTTGCGGTTCAGGAACAACATTAATTGCCGCAAGAAATCTTAAAAGAAAATGTATCGGTATTGAATTAGAAGAAAAATATTGTGAAATTGCAAAAAATAGATTAGAAAATTTATTATAAAATAATGTACACTTTTAATCTTGACAAATTGTCATAAATATGGTAATATTATTTAATAAAAGAAGGGAGATTGGAAAATTATATATATGGAAATAACTAAATTAGCCGAACATGGATATGAAGAAAGTGCTATTGGATTCAGCTTATCATATAATTCTACTAGTACTAGAGCAAAAGAAATATTCCCGAAATATGCTTGGGGTAAACGTGGTGAATCTAAATTTTTAGAAAGCATATACTTGTGGCTAGATATAAATGCCCCACGCTTTTGGTGGAGCGAAGCGGATACTTATCGGATGAGTAGCAAGCAAAGTTCGTCTACTATGCACACGCTAGCCAAAACAGAATTAACAAATAATAATTTTGAATATCCGATAGATGAAGATTATTTAAAAATTCTAAATGATTTACGATTGAAAACATTGAAAGGAGAAATTAAAATAGAAATTTTGAAGAATGCTTTGCCAGAAGGATTTTTGCAAAGAAGAATCTGGGTAATGAATTATAAGTGCTTGCAAAATATTTATATCCAGCGATGCAATCATAGATTGCCCCAATGGAAATATTTTTGCAACGAAATTGTAAAGATTGTAGATCATCCTGAATTTATTCTAATGCCAAAAGAAAAGGAGAATCAAAATATAATGTAATTTATTTATAAAAAATTTTATGTATCGTAGAATATATTTTGAGATTGCAAATTGTAAAACTAAATAATAAGGAGATTAATATATGGCAGAAGTAATGGTTTTGAAAAAGGCACAGCGAAAGCAAGCTAAATTAAAATTAGGGATAAGCGCCCCTGCCGGCGGTGGCAAAACACTTGGGGCGTTATTAATTGCTTACGGATTGATGAAAGAAAAATATCCGCAATTAAAAGATGAAGATTTGTGGAATAAAATTGTAATTATAGATAGTGAGAATGGATCGGGGGAACTTTATGTTGGGAGTGTTATTGATAATGTAAAAATTGGAACTTATAATGCCGTAACATTAACTCCACCTTTTGAAGCTGATAAGTACACTTCCGCTATTGAAATGTGTTATAATGCTGGGATGGAAGTTGCTATTATAGACAGCGTGACACATTTATGGTCTGGGTCAGGAGGCTTGCTTGAACAACAAAACAGTATAGCTAAACGAACAGGGAACTCCTATACATCATGGCGAGATATAACCCCACAGCACAATCGCTTTGTAGAAGCAATGTTACAAACAGATATGCATATTATAGCAACTATGCGAAGCAAGGTAGATTATGTGCAGGAAAAAGATCCTAGTACGGGTAAAACCATTGTTCGCAAAGTAGGATTAAATCCTATTGCTAAAGAAGGCATGGATTATGAGTTTACTGTATTCTTGGAAATTGATGCGGAACATAACGCTTTCGGATCAAAAGATCGTACTGGAGTAGTAGACCAAAAATATTTCAAAATTACGCCCAAAATTGGGGCAGAATTAATGAATTGGCTGGAAAGTGGTACAACAGAAAAGGAGACTGTAGTTGCTGAAGCAGAAGTAGTTTCTGCAGAAACTAAAAAAGAAAATGCAATAAAAGAGCTTCAACAAAAAGTAATTAATAGATGTGTAGAATTAGGAGGAAGCAAAAATACTGCATTGATGGCAATTGTTAAAGAATACGAACCTTCTGGGAATACGAACAGAATTAAAGATGCTTCAAAACTTGAAGAATTGTTAGCTAAATTAAATACATTAGAAATAGAGGATAAATAATATGAGTTTAGGGATCCGTGAAGGGCAAATCGTAAAAGTTTGGTCTTGGGAAGATAAAGGCAAATATGCTGTTGTGCGTATGAGCAGTAGCCGAAAAGATAAAATAACTGGGGAATATAAATCATCTAATTGGGCGTTTGTCCGCTTTGTTGGTGAAGCCTATAATAAAATAAAAAACGGGGAACTTAATGAAGGCGATTTGATTGAATTGCATGGATGCACAATTAGTTTAGAAAGTTATGTTGACAACAAAATAAAAAAGTATCCCAAATTCCCTTCTATCGTTGTTTTTAACTGGGTACCATGCGAAAGTAAAGCCCCCGTAAATAATAATGCTACAGATACAGAAGATATGGACGATGAGAATATTCCTTTTTAGTCTTATTAATAATTAAACAATAAAACAATAGGAATGATTAATATCATATTAATCATTCCTATTTGTAAAATAAAATTTTTGGTAGTATAATTTGGGGGAAGATGAATAACTTTTTATATCAAGCATTACTATATTTAGATTTAGGGTGGTGGGTATTTCCTTGCAGGGAGAAGCCTGGAAAGCCATATATTGATAAACTTGGCAAGCTAAAAATGAGTAAAGAAAAGAGCCCCTATGTTAAAAACGGCTTTAAAGATGCATCGAACGATCCTTATCAGATTAAAGAATGGTGGAATAGATGGGAAAATGCTTGTATAGGAGTTTCATGTGAACATTCTGGATTATTTTTAATTGATATTGATGTTAAAAATGGGAGAAAAGGCATAGATAATTATATGCAATTAGGAATATCAGATTCGGGTGCTTTGCATAGCAGAACACCTTCAAAAGGATTGCATATTCTATTTCAAGGCAGGGGTAAATCAAGCACAAATATTATTACAGGTATAGATACAAGGGGCGATGGAGGCTATTTCATTGCACCTCCTTCTGAAATAATAGGTGGTATAGTCCCTGGGAAATATGTGGCATTAGATAATTGGGATCATAATCCAGAAAAAATTAATGATTACGATATTGAAAAATTAAACTTGGAACCTAAAAAGACTAGTGCTGGAAAGAAATCAATATTCCCCAAAAATATAAAAAACAATCAGGATGATATTCAAAAAGCTAAAAATGCTTTAGAAAATTTGCCAAGTTATATGGTAGATAATTATCAAGATTGGATTAATATAGGAATGAGTTTATATAGTTTAGGGTATGAAGGTATGAATCTTTGGAAAGAATGGAGCAAAAAGTCTTCCAAATATGAAGAAGGCATATGCGAAGAAAAATGGGAAACCTTTTCCCCCGATGAAATTACATTGGGATCATTGTTTTACTATTCAAAAGAAAATTAAATCTGGAGGGCATATTGGGAAATAATCTGTATTCCTCAGATATGGAAGAAAGTGTTTTATGCTGTGTTTTAAATGACGGTAATTTATATAATATATTAGTAGATATTTGCAATGAGAAAGATTTTTGGTATCAGCCATATTCTTGGCTATGGGCTACTTTTCAAAGATTATATGAACGTAATTCGAATATTGATATTATTACTGTTCAGGATGAACTCCAGCGAGTAAGAAATTTCGAAAGCTTTTCTACATTTGACGGGGAATATTCTGGATATGATGCACTATTATATTTAAAAAATAAGCCGAATGTAGTTTTGGATAATTATGAATCATATGGGAAGCAGGTAAAAGACGACAGTAACAAAAGAAGAATCCAAGAAATTGTTAATAAAAGTTTAGGCTGGATTAATCAAGGCAATGATTCAAGCAGCATTTTAACAAATTTAGAACTTGAATTAGGAAAAATATCGGCCTTCTGTGGAACCAATATTAAATCTATTAAAAATATTAGTGATGCGGTTGACGAGGCTGTAGAAGAAACTACCCTTGCCAGCTTGTCTAAGGGTAAATTTATTGATACTGGAATCAAAGCACTGGATGAAATTACCGGAGGCTTGTTCCCAGGGCAATTAACTACTATTGCGGCAAGGCAGGGTTTAGGCAAAAGCTCTTTAGCTTTAAGTATTGCTATGAATGTCGCAATAAATAATGAAATCAAAAGAAAAGTTGGTATATTTACATTAGAAATGAGTAGCACTGAATATGTAAACAGAATGATATCTTCTTTAAGCGGCATTGATAGTTTGAGGCTTAAAAAAGGCATTATTTATAAAGATGAAAGAAGTAAATATGAAGAAGCTGTAAATAAAATAAAAGATTCAGGAAATATTGTAATAGATGATACGAGTAATATTACAATGTCTATGATCAGAAATAAACTACGCAAAATGAAAGAATGGGGGATAGAAGTAGCCGTTATTGATCAAATGGGGTTGATTGCTGACAGATTCCCGAATGAACAGGAACATGTTCGCGTAGACAGATTAAGCTATTTACTGAAAAATTTAGCAAGAGAATTTGATATAAGCATAATTAATATCCAGCAAATGAACCGATCTATTGAAAGTATACAGCGCGTAAAATTTAAAGAGCCGCAGACTAGTGATTTAGCCCAAGCTGGGGAGAGTAGCCCCGATTTGATTATTATGATTACGCATGAAATGCAAAACAAAGTTATTTTAAAATCAAAACTATGGATTGTAAAAAACAGAAATGGTGCTATGGGTAGTGTTGATGTAAAATTTGATGCTAAAAGAACGTTGTTCAGGGATTTGACGGAAAAAGAATTAGCGGAGCAAGCACCAGATTTTATGAATTAGATCCCTAAAACCATTTAGTTTACGATCTTGATATATGGCTCTTGCATTTTTTATAAATCTGTGATACAATAATAGTAAGATGGCAACTTGCAGTTTTAGCTTCAATGCTGGATTAGAAAGGAGAATCAATTATTTATAAATACGAAACAATTTTAGATAATATGACATGGTCTTATAGTAGCGTAAACAGCTTCGCTACTTGTCCGCATATGTTTAAATTAACATATATTGATTCTGTAAATAGAAAGAATAACTTCTTTTCAGAATATGGCTTATTTTCCCACAAGATATTAGAAAATTATTTTAAAGATAAATTAGATATTATGGAGTTAGCTTTATATTATGAAAATGACTATGCTAAAAACATTATAATGCCTCCTCCGCCTTATCCTGCAGGGATGAGTGAAAAATATTATAAACAAGGATTAGAATTTTTTCTAAATTTTGATTTTAACAAAGAAAAATATAATATTATTTATATAGAGAAAAAGATTCAAGCTGTTTTTAATGATATAAAATTGGTAGCAAAGCCAGATTTGATCTTAAAAGAAAAAGATACTGGTAAAAATATTTTGATTGATTACAAAACTTCGGTACCTTTTATAAAAGAAACTCCCAATATGAAAAAAATAGATGAATATAAAAAACAGCTTTATCTTTATTCATATTTTACAAACGAACAGCTACATGCAAATATAGATATAATTAAATTGTGGTTTCTTAGAGTAAACAAGTGGTATGAATTTGCTTATAACGAAGATGAAGCGGCAGACGTTGTGAATTGGTTTTATAGCACGATATTAGATATAAAATCGGAAGAAGTATTTCCTCCTTGTGATATAAAAAAGAATGCTTATTTTTGCGATAATCTTTGTTCTGTAAAAGAGCATTGCAAATATCAGCATAACAAGGCACATCAAAAATAGTAAAAGGATATAATATTGGAAACAAGGGTCGAAATTTACAGATGTGCTTGGTAATGAATTTACATGGGACGGACAATATCTGATTTGCGAAAATTGGGAATCGTTTTCGATTCCTTTTAATATCAAACGAGGATATCTAAAACTAGAGCCTAGTGAAAACACATTAATCCGAATTATGAATAATAATCAGGTTGATGAAAACACTGCTTTTTTTGATTAATAAAACGTGTATTTTATAGGGGGCGAAATCATTGACAAAAGGCAAAAAGCATGGTACACTTATCTACATGAAATCAATAACTGAATTGCAACTGCTTTTAGATAATCATATTTATTATAATCATGATTATCATAGCACGAGGAAAAATGAATAAAAAAAATTATGCATTCGACATAGAAGTATTCCCTAACTTTTTTTGTGCTACCTTTATGAATGTAGAAGATAGTGCAGAATATAGTAGTTTTATAATTGCGTGGAAATTGGGAATTGATCAATCGGAAGAAATGAAAGCCTTTGTAGATAGCAATGTATCATCTATGATAGGTTATAATAATTTGTATTATGATTATCCTATTCTCGAATCTATATATAATTATAACGGGAAAGATTTAAACAGCGATATATTTAAATTATCTAAAAAAATTATAGATGGGGATAGAGGAGAGAATTTCGGGCATAGAAAAAATTATCTTTGGGAACAAATTGACCTAATGAAGATGATGGCTTTCGATAAATTAGGTGTTAGTTTGAAACAATGCGCAATCAATTTGAAATGGGGAAAAATTCAAGATTTGCCATTAGCCTACGATCATAATGTTAGTAAAGACGAAATAGAAATTATTATAAAGTACAATATAAATGATGTTTTGATTACACTAGAATTATATAAATCCTTAGCCGAAGAGATTAATTTGCGTAAGGAATTAAGCGAATTATATAAAGTAAATTTACTTAGCGCAAGTGATAGTAAAATTGCCAATATATTATTAGAAAAATTTTATACTGAAGATAGCGGGCTAAATATTACCGAACTGAGAAAGCTTAGAACGCCTAGAGAATTTCTATGGCTAAAAAATTGTATGTGCGACGGTATTGCGTTTAAAACTAAAAAGCTAAGAGAACTTAAATTAGAATTAGGTAATACCCTAGTAGTAAAAGAGAATAATTTTGCATATAATAAAACGATAAGCTTTGGATCTAATTATTATGATTTGGGTATTGGGGGATTGCATAGTGTGGATTCACCTGGGATTTTTGAATCAGATGAAAATTATAGAATAATAGATATAGATTGCCAAAGCTTTTATCCTTCGATCATGATCCAAAATAAAATTAAGCCGGAACACTTGGGTGATAATTTTATTAATATTTTGAGAGACATTACAAAACAACGGATTGAAGCAAAAAAAGAAAATAATACAGTAAAGGCGGCAGGTTTAAAAATTGTTATCAATTCTATTTTTGGAAAATTAGGAAGTGATACCTTTTGGCTATATGATCCCAAGGCGTTTCTTACCGTTACAGTATCGGGGCAATTATTTCTTTTGATGCTAATTGAAGATTTGGTTCTCCATGGAATAAAAGTTATATCTGCTAATACCGATGGCATTGTTAGCAAAATACCTGCAGATAAATACGAAACCTTTAAAAAAGTATGCATGGAGTGGGAAACAAAAACAGGATTCGTTTTAGAGGAAACTGAATATAGCAAATATATCAGAAGCGATGTAAATAATTATATTGTTAAAAAAATAGATGGGCATATAAAAGAAAAAGGTAGATATATGACATCTTTGAATCTAAAAAAAGGATATAAATATCCGGTAGTATCAAAAGCCATGTTTGAATATTTTATTAATGATGTACCAATAGAAAATACAATAAAAAACAATACGGATATATTAGATTTTTGCCTGTCTGAAAAAACAGGAAAGGATTTTATTCTAGAATTTAGAGACGACAATCAAACAATCCCACTTCAAAAAACTAATAGATTCTATATTAGTAACACCGGCGGAACGTTAGTAAAAATTAATACTAATACTGGGAAAGAAATCGGATTAGCGGTAGGGAAATTATGCAGAATATTAAATGACTATGATCATACTTTAGATTTTTCTGAATATGATGTAAATTATAATTATTATATAGAAGAAGCATTAAAATATATAGAATCTATAGAAAATTCCAAAGAAGAAGAATTTTTTGAAATCGAGGAAGAAAGTTCGGAAGAAGAAAGGGATATATTTGAAAATATAGAAACAAAAAATATTAATATAGTTCCCCCTAAATTTAGATATTCAACCTATGCTTATAAATTTGATAAAAATAAAAATTGTATTTGGCGGGGGATTGGATCGCTGAAGTATGTTACTAAAAAAGTGGCAGAAGATTTAGAATCCCTTTCTAGCAAAACATATATAGACTTTATAGATTTTTTGATTGATGTAGAGGAAAACACTACTATTAACTCCAAGCAAATGGAAATATTGATAATGCTAGATTTCTTTTCTGAATTTGGGAAAAATGGTAAACTTATGAAAATATATGATTTATTTAAAAAGGGAGATAACAAATATACTAAAAGTCTAAAACAAGAAACTAAGAACAACCGCATAGAAGCAATTCGTAAAATTTCCGAAAGCCTCCCTAATAACCGAGTTTCAGTTATAGACCAAATAAATTTTGATAAATCTTTATTTGGGCAAATACAAACGGTTTATCCTATACAAAAAAATTATGTTTTAATAACAAGGATTGACACAACTTATTCTCCAAAAGCCACTATATATTGCTTCAATAACGGGAATTATGCTAACTTAAAAGTTAGAAAAGCAATTTTCATGGGGAAGAAATTTAAGAAAGATGATATTCTGTTTTGTAAAAAGTTTGCCAAAGAGCCTTCTGTAATAAAAGTAAATAATGAATGGGTTAAAACTGGAGGATCGGAATTTTGGTTAGTGGATTATGATAAAGTATCCTATGAAGAATTTGACAATATAATATCGAATCTGTAGTATAATAATATAGGAAAAATAATAATGCAAAAAGGAAATTTAATAAAAGTACCAGTGACAGGGCAAGTTATTGAAGAAGAAGAAGTTGAAGCTTTGAAAAAGGTAGCGGAGAACAAGCAATTTGCTCCTGCAGAAAAAGTAAAAGAATTTGAGCATAATTTTGCTAGATATGTGGGAAAAAAGCATGGAATATTTGTAAACAGCGGTTCTTCTGCTAATTTATTAGCCGTAACCGCCTATAAAAAATATACTAATGAATCCTTAGTAACATTGCCCGCACTGATGTTTCCTACTACGCTCAATCCTTATTTGCAAAACAATTATGATGTTGAATTGATAGACGTTGATATAGAAACCCTACAAGCACAACTTCCCCAAAAGCATGGCGTACATACTTTAGGAAATTATTCTGATATATCTGGAATAGAAGATTCTTGCGATGCATTATTCCCTGGAAATTATAAAGGCATAATCCAGACATTTTCTTTTTTTCCTGCACATTTTCTGAGCTGTGGAGAAGGTGGAATGGTTACGACAGACAATGTTGATTTATACAAGCTAATGGTGTCTTTTTCACACTGGGGAAAAGATTGTTTTTGCCCATTAGGATATGATAATGCTTGCGGGAAAAGATTTGATCAGCAATTTGGCGAAATGCCATATGGATATGATCATAAATACATTTATAGTAATATCGGATATAATTTAGCTGGAACTGAAATGGGAGCGGCTATAGGGATAGAACAACTAAAAAAACTACCAAGATTTTTAGAAATTAGAAAGCACAACTTTACAAAATTATATCAAGGATTAAATAAATATTCAGATGTTTTTATTCTGCCTAAAACAGTTTTACCTGCCACTGCTTGGTTTTCGTTTCCTATAACTATTAGAAAAGAAACGAATATACAAAGAAGGGACTTAGTACAATTTTTAGATTCTAAAGGGGTTGGATCCCGTCCTATTATGGGTGGTAATTTGAAAAGGCAACCAGCATATTCAAATATTCCATTTATAGTAAAAGAAAGCCTTCATAATTCTGATTTGATAACTGAAAATTCCTTTTATGTAGGAATATGGCATGGGCTAAAAGATGAACAAATAGAATATACTATTTCGGTTATTTCGGAGTTTATAGAAAATCGTGCATAACATAGTTCTTGGATGTGGCCTTTTAGGCAAAGAAATTGTGAAACAAACCGGATGGGATTGTCTTTCTAGGAAAGAAACGCCAGATTTTGATTTCCGCTATTTAAGAACTTACATCAAATATCTTTATGCATACGACATAATTATTAATTGTGTGGCAAATACTAATACTTATAGTGATGATAAAATAGCTATGTTAGAAACTAATTTTAAGCCAGTTTGTAAGCTTACAGATTGGTGCGAAAAAAATGGTAAGAAGCTAGTACATATTTCTACAGATTACGTATATGCAGGCAGTATTCATCCTTCAAAAGAATCAGATGTTCCAGTTCATGCTCGAACATGGTATGCATATTCTAAATTATTAGCTGATGGATATATAGAAAGTTTTTCTACTAATTATTTGATTATTAGAACATCCTTCAAAAGATACCCTTTTCCTTATGAAAAAGCTATAGTGATGCAAAAAGGGAATTTTGATTATGTGCCAAGAATAGCTGAAAAAATTATAAATCTTATAAATAAAAATTCCCACGGAATAGTTAATGTGGGGCATATTCCATCTTGGAACATGTATGAAATGGCTAAAGAAACAAAGCCAGATATAAAAGTTACAACTGAACTTATAAATAAAAATATGCCAAGAAATATCACAATGGATTTATCCAAAATGAAATCATTATTACAATAAGAAAAAGGAACTAATAATGCCTAAAATTTCTGTACTTATTCCCGCCTATATAAATAATAAAAAAGAATTAAAATTATTAATCTATAATTTAAATCAAATTAAATTACAAAAAATGAAAGATTTTGAAGTAATTATATCGGATGATTCGCCATCTAATATTGTAGAAAAATATGTAAAAAATATAAAAGACATAGATATTAAATACATAAAAAATAGTGGTAAAAAAGGTATTGGAGGAAATACAAATAATGCCATGCTTCATGCAAGCGGCGATTTATTTCATATATTATATCAAGATGATTACTTCTTTAGTGAAAATTCTCTAGATACAATAGTTGAAAATTTTGACTATAATGCTAAATGGATGGTTTCAGCTTATTTCCATACAAAAAATAGAAATGAGTTTTTCAATTTGCATATACCATCTTGGAATAATGAAATATATATTAGAAATACTATTGGAACGGCATCCTGCCTTACTATTTTAAATAAAGATATTATTCTTTTTGATGAAAATTTGAAATGGTTTGTAGATTGCGAATATTATTATAGGCTTTACAAAAAGTGGGGATTGCCTAAAATATTAGAAGATATTATATTCATACAGTATTTATGGGAAGGGCAAGCTACTAATACTATTACCGAAGATATTGTAAAATATGAAATTGAATATATGAGAATTATGCACGGAGATCAAACCTATGGTTCTGAAATTATCTGATATAACGCTAGTCGGAGTAGATTGTACTGATAGAATAATGTCTACTATTGAAGCCATGAACATATCTTCGCAGGGAATCATATACGGAGAAACAATCTTGTTTTCTCATAAAAAGCCTGCGCTTATGCCAAGCTATTTTAAATTTATAAAGATCCCTAAGATAGAAAATATAGATGCATATAGTTATTTCATGTTTAAAGAATTGGGCAATTATATTAATACTACCCATTGCCTTACAGTTCATGATCACGGGTATGTTTTGAATAAAAATGTATTTGATTATAGCTGGTTGCAATATGATTGGATTGGGGCACCTTGGCCTGTTATAGAAGGCGCATATATAGCGAATAACGGGGAAATAGTCAGGGTAGGCAATGGCGGGTTTTCTTTACGCAGTTCACGAATTTTAAAATTGCCAATAGAAAAAGGATGGTATTTGCGAGAAGAACAAGGTTGGAAAAATGAAGATGGTAATTTTTGTTGCTACTGGCGCAAAGAAATGTTAGAAAATGGGATAAAATATGCACCTATAGAAGTTGCGGCAAAGTTTTCATATGAAAATGATGTGCCTGAAAATATGCATATAAAAGAGTTCTTTGGGTTTCATAGAAACTATCCAATACGATAAATATGATTATAATTAGCATTATACTTAGTTAGAAATGAAATTGGGAATAATTATCAATGAATGATTTAGAAATATTAGCACGAAAATATGGAACAGATAAAAGAACGAATGATCCAGGCCAAAATATTTATCATGGATATACAGATATATATTATGAAATGTTCAAAGGTATGCGAAATGAAAAATTAAATATTGTGGAAATTGGGGTGCAGAACGGGTATAGCACTTTTATGTTTCGTGATTTTTTCCCTAATGCAATGATTTATGGTATCGATACATTCGGGGACATTGGCTGTAAAACAAAAGTTGAAGATATTGAGGGTGATAGAATCAAGATTTTAGTTGCAGATCAATCAGATGATTTATCTGATATTATATGAATTGTGCTTAAAAATGGAGGTGAGTTGAAATTGTTACCAAAACATATCGAAAATGTTATAGTTCCACCAATTAAATGTCAAGGTATAAAAACAAAACTGGTTAATTTTATCGCAAATAATATTGTATGGGATGGCGAAGGTCGTTGGATTGAACCATTTTTAGGCTCTGGAGTTGTGCTTTTTAATATACAGCCAGAAAGGGCTCTTATTAGTGATAAGAATGAACACATAATTAATTTTTATAGAGGCATTCAATCTGGATATATAAACCCAATATCAGCCAGAGAATTTTTAGAATACCATGGTGAAAGGCTCAATAATATTGGTGAGGATTATTATTATCAAATGCGAGATGAATTTAACGAAACAAAAAATCCGTTGTATTTTTTATTTTTAAGTCGAGCCTGTTTTAATGGTGTTATGAGGTTTAGTAAAAAGGGAAAATTTAATGTGCCATTTTGTAAAAAGCCTGATAGATTTAGACCCGCTTATGTTACAAAAATTGTTAACCAAATTGAAAAAGTATCGAGAGTAATGTTAGGTCGGGACTGGGTATTTCAAGCCTGTGATTGGAGAGAAACAATACAGCAAGCGGCTGAAGATGATTTTATTTATATAGACCCCCCATACATAGGACGAAGCACTGGTTATATAGGCGACTGGGAACAGAACGAAGCGAACGAATTAGCAGAATATGCAAGAACTTCTCCAGCAGGGTTTGCTCTTTCAATGTGGAAACAAAATAAATACAGGGTAAATACACATATTGAAGAAGCATGGGGCGGGTTAGAAATGAGAGAATTTAATCATTTTTACCATGTAGGTTCAAGTGAAGATTTAAGAAATACAATGATTGAAGCATTAATTATTAAAGAAGGAATTTAAAGCATGATTAATGTAGACTTAACGGGTAATGTTTCGGATCATATAATAAGATACTGTATTTGCAGAAGTGTTGCTGAAAAAAATAATTATAAATTGGGGATAAATCCCATTGCAAGCCATGATTATTATGGCGGAAAAGAACAAATGTATTTCTTTTCTGGCATAGATTATGGTGAATCCATCAATACACCTTATGGTGTTTTGCCTAAAGGAATTGCTAATGTTTGGGAAGAAAAGAGAGAACGGCATGCTGGGTATAATTTTCACCCCTTCCAGCCTGATATTTTTGATGTTCCTGATAACACAAAATTAGTTATTTACTGTGGACAAGATTCTAACTATTTAATTAAAGAAAAAGTAAAAGAATGGTTGCAAATTAAAGAAGAATATATAAAAGACGCTGAAAGATTACTGGATGAAGCGGGAATAGAACTAAATGAAAATATTTGCATTATAAACGCTAGGGGTGGTGAATATAGAGGAGTTCCTTCATTATTTCTCCGGCACGAGTATTGGGAAAATGCCATACAACTAATGAAACAAAAAAATCCTGATATAAAATTTATTGTTGTAACTGAAGATTTAGATTTTTACAAACATTATGAACCTTTTAGTGGCTTTCCGATTTATCATTTTGGAACTAACACCGATTATTATATTCTTAATCGTGCTAAAAATCTAATTGTTTCTAACTCCGGATTTGGAATTTTTCCTGTATGGCTGAACGAAAATAATCCCTATGCAATAGCACCTTATCTGTGGGCTAATCATAATTTTGGAAAGGAAGAAGAATGGGCAAATTCAAATATGCGAAGTTGGGGGTGTTTCACTTTTATTGACAGAAAGGGGGATATAGTATTATAATAAAGCATTATAAAGCATTCCATTTATGGAGTGAAATAATAACTTAAATTAAAGGAAACTTATGAGAAAAATTTATGATGTACAAACAATATTTAATGAAATGGATTTATGCTATTTAAGATTTTCCATCTTAGATCCATACGTAGATTATTTTGTAGTAAATGAAGCGACTACAACCTTTTCGGGTAAGCCTAAAAAATTATATTTTCAAGAAAATATAGATCGATTCAAGAAGTTTGAGCACAAAATTATTTATAATATGTTTGATGAAAATAAACCAGAATGGACACAATGGGATAGAGATTGTATCCATAAAAATGCTGCAATGAAAGCACTAGAAAAAAGCAATCTCGATGATGGCGATATTGTTTTTTATTCTGATGCAGATGAAATTTGGAATCCAAAAGCTGTTGATTTTTCTAATTTTAAAGAAGATATACTTTATATTTTATACCAAAAAACATTTTATTATTATATTAATACAGAATGGTATGACATAAATAATCCTTATAAAGATATTTGGAGAGGATCCAAATATAGTTCATATGGTTTGTTAAAACAGCATTCTTTTGATACTTTTAGAGATTGGGGTTCTTATTTTCATCGGGATAATCAATATAAAAAAGAATATATTAATAATGGCGGATGGCATTTTTCTTTCTTGGGCGGTGCCAATAATATTAAATTAAAAATAGATAGCTACGGGCATCAAGAATTTAATTGCCCACCTTTTTTAGACAATATTCAAAATAATATTGATAATCTGAAGGATCCCTTTTTTAGACCATATTATAAAATAAGGGTTATTGACCTTGATCCTAACATTTATCCGGCATATTTAATGGATCATCTAGATGAATATGATAAATATATTTATAGGGAAAACAGAAATGAATAATTTTAAAATTCTATATCGCATTTCTAGTCAGGGGAATCCGCTAGGTCGCACGGAACTATCAAACACAGAATTGGCAGGTATTACTCGTCAAGATTGTTTTAATAATTTAGTAAAAGTATTTGGAACTGTTAACTTAATTGTAATTGCGGATAATGCAAACGATGATGTAATTTCTTTTTTGAAATCTAAAGGTATCGATGATATTGAAAGAACTAATCTAGGGAATACTAATAGTTTTCGTTATATCTTGCATAAAGCCATTTCCGAATTTGACGATAACGATATTATTTATTTTTTAGAAGATGATTATGTTCATAATTATGGTGCCGAAAAGATTATAAAAGAGGGAATAGAAATTTCAGATTATCTAACGCTTTATGACAATAAGGACAAATATATCGATACGGATAAAGGAGGAGACAATCCTTTTGTTTATGGCGGAGGCGAAGATACAAAAGTAATGATTACTAATTCTTGCCATTGGAAAATAACAAACGCATTCACGATGTCTTTTGCATCTAAAGTAAAAACATTAAAAGAAGATTATGATACAATTATAAAATATTGTCCTCTAAATGCGCCGCATCCAATGGATTTCTTATTATGCCGCGAGTTGGCTACGCAAAAAAATCGCAAGCTAATTAGCCCTATACCAGGCTATTCTTCCCATATAGGATTAAATATGAGCCCGTTTGTACCATGGGTAAAATTGCTAAAAGGAGAATTATGATTAAAGATATAGCGCAAGATGTACTAATAGTGGAACATAATAAATATATTTATAAGGGGAATAAAAAATGAGCAAATTTGAAGAAATTTTTCCGTTAATTTATGTTATTAATTTGGATTCTCGACCTGATAGGCTCAATGCTAGCATAGAAGAATTCAAAAAAATTGGGCTAACCTCCATCAATAGAATGCCAGGGCAAGTATATACCTATGCCCCCGATGCTTATACCAATGGCGCTATTGGTTGTATGCTTTCCCACAAATTTTGTTTAGAAGAAGCATTGCGGCAAAAGAAAAACGTTTTCATATTTGAAGATGATATAGAATTTTTGCCATATGATAATTTAAATGAAATTATAGATCAATGCTGTGAGGAATTAGAAAGTATAGACTGGAGCCTAGTATATTTTTCTGGCAACTTACTTAGACCTGCATTTCAAAAAAGTAATCGCTTAGCTAAATTAACTCACGCCCAATCTACAGTTGCATATGGGGTCAAATATGAATTTATTGAAAAACTATTATCATATTTCCCTACAACTACTTTTACGGAGCCTATAGATATGACTTATGCTAATAGAGTAATCCCAGAAAATAACTGCTATATAACTATTCCTATGATTGCAATTCAAAGAAAAGGCTATTCGGATATTGAATGCAAAGAAGTTGATTATAGCCAATATTTACAAAAGCGATATTGGGAGAATTTGGTATATACCGAAGGGATATTATGAAAGATTTCATTACGGTTATATTTTCACGAGACAGGGCATCTCAATGTGATTTGCTTTTAAAGTCTATAAATGCATGCACTAAAGAATACATGAATATTCATGTTATTTATACTTGTGATACCGATAGGCATTGGAGATCATACGAGAAACTTAAAAATAGGCACGGGGAAGCCAATTTTCACATTGAAACAACCTTTAAATATGATTTAATTTCCCTTATTCGATATTATAAATATGTTCTCTTTATGGTTGATGACAATATTTGTGTATCTGATTTTAGCATAGAAAAGATTATAGATTTATTAGAAAAAAACAAGACTGCACTTGGGTTTAGTTTGCGGCTAGGAGCTAATTGCACAGAATGTTATACGCTGTCCTGCAAGCAAGAAATGCCGCCTTCTACCAAAATAGCTGATAATGTATTTATGTATAGCTGGTTTGGTGCGAATGCAGATTTCGGGTATCCGCTGGAATTATCAAGTTCAATTTATAAGGTATCGGATATTATACCGATATTAATGAACGAAAATTTCTTGAATCCGAATGAATTAGAATGGAAAATGCAATCTTATAATTATTGGTTTTCTACAAAAAAGCCGCACCTTTTGTTATACCAAACCAGTGCCTGCTTCTGCAATCCAATTAATAAAATAAATATTAATAATAATCGAAGCGGGAATAATCCGGAATATTCAATAGAATCACTCTTGACAAAATACGAAAAAGGTGTTATCATTAAATATGATTTCAAAGGGTTTATTCCCAATGGATGTCATCAAGAAGTAGATATTGAATTTGGGCTTGAGAAAGGTGAAGAATGAGTCAGAAAAATAAATCTACAAAGTTTGTAAATATTGCTGATCCACTTGTAAGTATTATTACTCCGACGTATAATCGTAGAAATTTACTCAAAAGAACTTTGGATTCTTTAGTAAATCAATCTTATAAAAATATAGAAATTTTAGTGATAAATGATTGCGGAGTAAACGTAGAAGATGTTGTGAACGAATTCAAAGATAATAGAATTAGATATTTTCAAAATGATAAAAATGTCGGATTGGCCGCGACGAGGAATGTCGGATTGGAAAACATGCGTGGGGATTATTTCTGTTTATGCGACGATGATGATATATATATGAAATATGCTATTGAAATACGCATGTACCTGATGAAAAAATTAAATGCAGAAGCATCTTATACAAGATCATTATTAGATCATTGGGAAAAAAGGGGGGACGGGTATGTTAGTATTGGCAAAACCTTATACTGGAGCAATCCTTATTTCTCGAAGGATTTAATCCTTGTGCAAAATTTATGCCCTTGCTCGAACTCCACCGTCAGTCGAAAGGCATGGGAAAGGGCTGGCTGTTATCAGTTCGACAAAAATCTTACCACGACAGAAGATCACGACATGTGGATAGCAATCAGCAGAAAGACAGATTTTCATGATTTAGAAATAGTAGATACTGAATGTAGCCGGCGTAATGACAAAACGCAGATGACAAATAATTTAGATTTTTCTAAAAATTGGATTAAAGTATTTAAAAAATGGAGGCATACAGCAGAAAATTTAGAATGGGTTACAGAATCTCAAAATAGTATTCTAAGAAGTGTAGGGATCAATCCCGAAGATTATGGCTTGTAAATGGTACAATAAAAACTGAATTTTATATGCAAGAAAGGGGTAACTATTGCAAATTAATGATAACATTATTATAAAACAAGGTGATTGCTTGGAATTAATGAAAGAAATTCCAGATAAATCTGTTGATATGATTTTATGTGATTTGCCTTATGAGACGACTGCTTGCAAGTGGGATACAATAATACCTTTTGAACCATTATGGGAACAATATAACAGAATTATCAAAGACAATGGTGCTATTGTGTTATTTGGTTCGGAGCCTTTTTCGACAATGTTAAGATATAGCAATTTAAAGATGTATAAATACGATTGGATTTGGGAAAAATCTATCGGAGCCAATCCCTTATTATGTAAAAAACAACCTATGAGATATCACGAAAATATATCCGTTTTTTATAAAAAACAATGTGTATATAATCCTCAAATGACAATAGGTAAGATGAGAGATAAAAAACCGAAAACGTGGGGAGATAAGACAGACGAAATATACGGAGGGGCTTTATCCCGCTTTAATGGAAAAAGTAATATAAATAATTTGTATTATCCGAGAAGTTATCAGTATTTTTCAAACGCTAATCAAAAAGATAGATTACACCCAACCCAAAAGCCAGTAGAGCTATGCGAATACTTAATCAAAACGTACACAAACGAAGGCGAAACAGTTTTAGATAATTGTGCAGGATCATTTTCGACAGCGATTGCATGCATAAATACTGGAAGGAGGTTTATTGGATATGAATTAGATGAAAAGTACTTTGAGATTGGTAAAAATAGAATATTAGATCATCTTACTAAAAAGGAAGAAATGTTATTTTAAAATCTGGATTTTATTATAAAAATTAGAAAGGAATATAATTATGGCTAAATATTTTGTAGAATCATCGGAAATTGTAATTTATAGGACTGAGGTGGAAGCAGAAACACCCCAAGAAGCTATGGAAAAGATAGAAAGCTCCAACGGGGAAATTGTTGATCGCATTAAGGATGTTTCAATGCGGCATGATTTAGAAGCATTCGCAGTTTATGATGAAGATGATAATGAAGTATGGTAAATAATTACTGGCACTCATGAAATTCACAACAATTCTTATATAACAAGAAAGGTAAAAAGTATATATGGAAATTAATAATCCTAAGATCAGTTTTGAATATACAAATTCTTTTGGCGATAAGGTAGCCATGAATACATCATTGGAAGATGATACTATTTTTGTTCTTGCCCAAGCATTTAAATCCTTTTTATACCAAGCTGGATTTTCTACAGAAAATATTAAAGAATTATTTGCAGACGGGCTGGACATTTCAGATAAATATTATGAAATCAATTTTTAACAAACTTATAATTTTTTATTGTAATATATCTAAATTTATTATTTTGAAATATCTTACTGCTAAGAAGCTATTTAATAAGAAAGTAATATATTTTAAAAATAAAGATTTACGGGAGGAAATACTTTTAGACGAAAACTATACTCCGCACTATACTACAACCTATTCCAAAGCAATAGACATTGATGCTAATAGTTTTAATATTATTAGAAATAATGTCGTAGAAGAAAAGCCAGTTCATTTTTCAATCAAGGTAAAAAGGGTGAATAAAAATAAATAGCAGAAAAAAGATATATCTTTTGGAAATTCAGTAAAAATAAAAGGGGCAAAAAAAGATGATAGTTGCGGTAGATATAGATGATGTAATTATTAGTTTAGTTCCTACGTGGTTGCATTTATACAATAAAGACTATAAAGATAATTTATCTAAAAATGATATAACGGATTGGCAAATAGACAAATTTGTAAAACCCGAATGTGGGATAAATATTTATAATTACATTGAAGATCCAAGGATATATGATCTTTGCAAGCCGGTAGAAAATTCTTTTGAAGCCATAAGCATTCTGCATGAACAAGCAAGAGTTATATTCATAACATCTTCCACAATAGGTTGTGCCGGAAGGAAATATATATGGCTGAAAGAGCATGGGTATATTGATAAATTAGATGATTATATAGAGGCTAAAGATAAATATTTGATTAATTATGATTGTTTAATTGATGATAATTATTCCAATATTGTGCATTCTAACAAAAATAATTATTTGTTTAGTGCCCCATGGAACTTAAAATATAATTATCCAAAAAGAATTAATAGTTGGGAAGAATTTATTGATGAAAGGAATGAATTTAAATGCTAGTAATTACTGTCAGTGGTGCTGCGCAGCACGGTAAAGATTCCACCGCTAATATTCTAAAAGTAAAATTAGAATCTTTTCATAAAAAAGTTTTAATTATTCATATGGCTGATTATCTTAAATTTATTTGCAAAGAATATTATGGATGGGATGGACAAAAAGATGAAGCTGGCAGAAAAATACTTCAAATAACTGGAACAGAAAAAGTAAGATCAAAATTTCCAGATTTTTGGGTTGATATAGTTATAAAATTTTTAGAAGCTTTTGGAAATGATTTTGATTATGTAATAATACCCGATGCAAGATTCCCCAATGAAATAAATAAATTAGAAGAATCTGGCTTTAGTACATTAGCGCTAAAAGTTGTTAGGCTGAATTTCGAAAATGATCTTACGCCAGAACAACGGTTGCATCCCAGCGAAAGGGAATTGGATGAATTTGATTTTGATTATATAATTGAATCGGAATCGGGATTAAATAATTTATCAATTGAAGTTGATAAATTATATGAAAAATACAAAAATTTTTATTGGTAAAAGGAGGAAGTATAATTGAAAGTTAATGAAGATGTACTAAAATTATTAAAAGAAAAAGAATATTTTAAACAGGAATATAACGAAAACAGTTGGGATGATATTTGTAAAAGAGTATCCAAAGCCATAGCATCGCCCGAAGAAACTACTGAAATGAAAGAAAAAGTAGAATCCGAAGTTTTCAACGCTATGTCAAATTTAGAATTTATTTTCAGTACTCCTGTTTTATTGAATGCCGACGTAAATTCTCCAGGTCAATTATCCAGTTGTTTTATAAATTCTACAAGAGATACTATAGAAGATATATGCAAATTGGATGCCCAATTCACAAAAATATTCCAAAAGAATGGAGGCGCAGGGACTGATCTGAGCGTATTGCGTCCGGCTAAATCCTCAGTTAATGCGAGCAAAGGCTATGCAGGGGGCGTCTTATCTTTTATGGAAAAGTACGATGCTACAGCAGATATTATGACAAGAAATAATCCGAGTAGAAAGGGTGCCCTCAAAATAAATTTACAATGCTGGCATCCGCAAATTATCGAATTCTGTCATTGCAAAGAAGATTTGAATAAATTAAACCGGATGAATATATCAGTATCGCTAACCGATAAATTTATGCAAGCTGTAATAAATGATGAAGATTGGAACTTAGTATTTCCTGATTATGAGAACTGCAAAGATATTTATGATTTAGAATGGGATGGAGATATAGATAACTGGATAGAAAAAGGTTATCCTATTAAAATATATCAAACAATAAAAGCAAAGGAATTACTAAAATTAATTTGCGAATGCAGTTATAAGACGGGCGACCCTGGATTTAACTACCAGACAACCATGAATAATGCGAATCCAAATAAGCATTTAGGCAAACAGGTATTTACAAATCCGTGTTCTGAATTTGTCAACATACCAGGCGCTTCTTGTAATTTGGCAAGCTTTAATCTTACAAAATTTGTAAAAACAAATAATGAAAATACATTTTTTGATTTCAATGCTTTAGAAGATTTGGCATATAAATGTGTGAGATGGTTCGACAATATGATTACAATCAATAAACTTCCTTTAGATATTATCGACGATGTAACTAAAAAGATAAGACCTATTGGAGCTGGATTTTTTGGATTAGCCGACGCAATGTATATGCTGAAAATAAGATATGGATCGCCCGAAGCATTGAAATTTGCTGAAAGTATAACCAAAACTATACGTGAAACATTAGAAAAAGCTTCTGTAGATTTAGCTAAGGAAAGGGGAGTTTATCCGGCATGGGAAGGAAGCGAATGGTGCAAAAAAAATATTAGAATAAGAAACAGCTCACTAGTTTCAATTGCACCTACAGGGTCAATATCTTTCATAGCAGGCGTATCGGGAGGTTTAGAACCTAACTATGGCTTATGCTATAATAGAAGAACTTATGATGGAAATATTTATTATATAGTAAATAGTATATTTAAAGCCGAATTAGAAAAATTAGGAATATATTCTGAAGATTTAATGGAAAAAATATCTAAAAATAGGGGATCTTGCCAAGGAATAAAAGAAATCCCAAAAGATTTACAGGATATTTTTGTAGTTGCTTCAGACCTTACCCCTAAAGAGCATGTTGATATGGTTGCCGCTATTCAAAAGTATACAGATTTAAGCACGTCCAAAACGATAAATTTCGCCAATAAAGCTACTGTAGAAGATATTTATGATATTATAATATATGCATGGAAACAAGGTTTAAAAGGATTGACTGTTTACCGTTAACTATATGGCGGTCTTATATAGAAATATATATGGAAAAATGCTTTAAATTGCGGGAACACCCTTAGAGATTTTATTACCAAATTATTTTGGAAACAAAATAATGGCATTTTTAATTAAAATGGTATGGTAAAAATATAAAATATTGGGCAATCCGCAGCGAAATCTCTCTGGATAAAAATGGACAAAAATACTAAAGAAGAAATTATAGAAAAATATCTTAGCGGAATAAGTGCTAATCAAATATGCATTGAAAAAAGTATAAATATAAGTTCCGTTATGTATTTATTAAGAAAAAACAATATACCAATAAGGTCTATATCTGAAAATGTTAATAATTATTATACAAAAAAGAAAAATTGTATAATTAATTTTGACGAAGAATTAAACGATATATTGTTAGGTAATTTATTGGGCGATGGGAGTATTAGGTTATCGATGGTTAATTGCATATACACTCATACCGATAAACATTTAGAATATGTGGAATGGATAAAAGATATTTTTAATTTAAGAGAGAGACGTTCAACGACTATAATAAGCAAGTCCTATCGGGATTATGGTATAGTCTGGTCTATAACGAAAGTTATAGTTAACACAACGGATGGTTGCCGAGAAAATCAGGTATTAACCACAGATGCTACTTATGCGGAAAAAGATGCTAAGCCTAAGCCTAAGTATGATTATATACAGCCAAGGGATAAAGATGATTTGGGGGAAACTTATGGATCCAATGTGAAGCGTAGAGTCGCCTGTGGGAATTTGTATATAAATATATGCCGAGATAGCGAAGGAGATTTAGTAGAAACCTTTATAAATACCGGAAAGGGGGGAATTTGTCAATCTAACACTAACGCAATTAGCCGCCTTGTATCTTTAGCATTGCGCAGCGGCGTGAAAGTAGATTCTATTATAGATCAATTAAGCAATATTAAATGCCCTGCGTGTACAATACTTAAAGCACAGGGGAAAGAGGTGGAACAATCTTGCCCAGATGCCATAGCAAGGTATTTAAAAGAAAAATACGAACAAGGGAATATTGTTATAAAAGAAACTAAATCTAAAAGCAAGAAGCCAACCGAAAAAGATAATAAAATGATTTGCCCGAATTGCGGAGAAAAAATGAGACTGGAATCGGGCTGCATTACTTGTACATGCGGATTTAGCAAATGCGGATAAACTTAGAAGACAATAATATAAAAAGGATTATAATGATAAGAGTTAGAGGATTCGAAAAAATAAGTTTAAATATTTTTGCAGATAATATATTATTCAATGATGTTAAAGAAATTTATGAAAAAATCAAACTCCCTAAACGTAGTACAAAGAGCTCAGCAGGATATGACATATTTTCTCCAATACCATTTATTTTACAGGCTGGGGAAGAAATAACATTGCCTCTTGGATTTAAAGTATATATGCCAGAAGATGAATTTTTTATGATCGTTCCGCGAAGCGGTTTAGGATTTAAATATTATACAAGGCTTGCTAATTCTGTCGGAATAATTGATTCTGATTATTACGGGAATACAAAAAATGATGGGCATTGTATGGCTAAAATACGCAATGAAAGCTCAGACAAGACTATTTGTATTGAAGAAGGCGATGCTATTGCTCAAGGTATTTTCTTAAAATACCTTTTAGCAGATAATGATGCTGCTAATTCTGAAAGAGTTGGAGGATTTGGATCTACTGATAAATAGCTTCTAAAAAGTGGTAAAAAAATAGGGTACAATAAATGTACCCTATTTTTTAATACAGAATAGATTTATGATGCGAAACACGTTTAAATATCGTCAAAATCTCTTATGCGGAATACGTTCACGATGATTGATTCAAATTTGCTCCGCCAAAATTGCCAGCACTTCTTCGCGTAAATTTTCAGGCACGTCCTCAATCGTCTTGATGCCCTTTTTGATTAACGCCGCGTAAATTTTAGCCATTAGACACCTCCAGTCGTAGTTGCATCTGCGCCTCTGCTATGCGCCGTTCTGCGATGGCGAAGTAGGTCGGGTCGATTTCCACGCCGATGAAGTTGCGACCAGTTTGAACGCAAGCCACGCCGGTTGTGCCGCTGCCCATGAAGGGGTCAAGGATGGTGTCGCCTTCGTTTGTATAATTTTCTATTGCCCACCTCATTAGTGATAACGGCTTTTGAGTTGGATGTACTTTCTTTTCTTCCGAATGAAACTCAACCCTACTTTTTCTAAATGCTTTTGTGGATTTATCAAACGAAGTCCATGCAAGCTCAGCGTCCGCCCCAGAAAATTTTTGCATCTTATCCCAAATCAACCAGCATCTTGAGTTGTGCAAATAGTCAACAAAGTAATTTCCACCCCAAATAATCTGATTGTTGCTTACCCTGAATATCTCGCTGAAATATAGTTTTTCTGGTATTGCTAAATCCCATCTATTATCGGTGGTAAATTCAGTCCTACCGCTTTTGTCTGCCTTGCGGACATCTTCGCCAATCCCATACGGCGGGTCAGTAATCACCGCGTCCACGCTCTTATCAGGCATGGATCGCATAACCTCCAAACAATCGCCTAAGTGAAGCTCAACGGTCATAGCGCCGCCTTCCTGTACGCCTTCGCTCGGCAATTTCCAACCCTCACCCACCGCCATTCTAGTACGCCTTCCCTATTCTCTAGCACTGTTCCATCGTAAAGTTTGATTGTATACATGAGATTACTCCTATCCGATTATAGAGAAAGCGGGGCGAACGCCACCGGCGTAGGAAGCGGAGTAGGAGTGCGCAAAACCGTAGGTGTAGACAATGGCGAAATAGGCGGCAGATACAACATCTCTCAGCCAGAAAGTCTGACAATTAGAAATCATGTGCGGGTCGTGTACAAACAACGGGTACTGAGATTTGTCAACGGTATGGTTTGCAACATCCGTAGCACCATTCCCCATAGGCGCAAAGACCTTGCCGCCGTACACATTCTGTTCCGTCATAAGCTCAACCTTGCTGTCGTACCAAGAATTGCCCGAAGGATAACCGTCAGTAACGGCGTTGCAAAGATACTGTCTGTGAGACAGAATGTGTGCAGACCCGAAAGCGTTGTTAATCGCCGTCTTTGCGTCAGCAAGACCCTGTGTGTACATCTTCGAGCCAACATAACCGCCCGTAGTAATGGCCGTATCGTTCATTACATGGGTGTAAAGGTTCGAGTCCGGAACGATTACGACATGGTGAGTATTGCAAGCCGCATCACCTGTGGTGAGGTAATAGTCAAACGCCGCAATTCTCCAAACAACGTCATTTATAGTCCAGTAATCACCCACGTACATATCATCAAAAGTTCCAGCAGCAATAGCAGAATATTGAGCAGCAGAGACAGACGTCCCTAATGAAACACCACGATAGACCGAATTGTGCGCGCCAGCATTATTGACAAGCGGAAATACTGCAGGTGTACCTGTCAAATTGGCATACGCGATCTTCTTACTATCCGTTCCGTCATGATCATGTCCAGTAGAGGTATTGAATCCCATCTGCTCGTCTCTTAATTTTGTTTGACCCATTTAATCCCCTTTCAATTAAAATAAAATTCTAATTTTATCATCATTATTTTCTTTTTTTCTTGTTATTTTGGTATAACGCAATATGTTGTTCCGGTTGCGCTAGTAAATGGATAGCGAGGTGTTTCCGCTTCGCCATATACATATAAATTTTTTATATTATCCGAAGTACAACAGAACATAGCTTTATGCACATTGATATAGGATCCCGATGTAGTGCTGGCAGAAGTATCCAATTTAGTTAAATAGACAAATGCATTGTTATAAGCATAAGACATATAATATATATCATTATTTATATTAGTTAAGCGATCGAAATTCTGTGGATATACTACAGTCCAATCTGTTCCTGCATCAGTTGAATCGGTTGCGGGATTATATTTATAAATTTTATATACTGTTGAGAAATAGATTGAATCGTTATTTGATTCCAAATCAGCCCATATATTATACCCATCATTAGTAATTATTTCAAAATTCAAGTCATTAGACAGTGTAGATGCTGATGTATCATATTTTTTTAAATGCCAAGTATAGCTCCCGCTTGTATGTGCATACCCATATGCTATATAAATATAATTTCCGTAACTACAGCTTCGCGCATATTCACTATGATTATGAGTAAAACTTCGTTTAGTTCCCCAAGTATCCGTTAATGGAGTATATGGTATGATATCAATAGTAGTAGTACCCCCCGAATATAGAGCTGCAACTTCATATATCTTATTTCCGATAGTTTCAAGTCCATATATTGTTTTTCCTGAATTATATGAAGTTAAATTACACCAACTGCCAGTTATTGTATTTAAAGATTGCATCCCATAATCATTACCTCGATACTCGCCTTTTACATATACTTTATTATCATAAAATGTGTTAGCAACCGCTGATTTGAAAAAATCTACAGATGCATTATACATATCATTCAACTTGGTTACAACTGTTCCGTTTCTAATAAAATGATTCTCAAGCCGTAAACCTCCACCTCCTAATATCATAAATATTCCTTTCTATAACTATTTCGTACCATAAATAAAAACATCGCTGCATATCTAGCTATAAGGAGAATTAGACGGTACAAAATCAGAAGTCCAGGCTGCCCCTTCAACTATTCTAAATTCATCCACACTTAATTTTCTCATTTCCCAGTTTTGCGAATAGCACCAGCATAATTCATGCTTTGTGGCATCATTTGGCATAGGCATAACTTTTTCTGCGACTTTTTCCCCGTTTATAAACAAATAATATGATGTTGCTTTGTGGACAAGCGCCACATGCGTCCAATTCGTTGTATCAATCGCGGATGACATTTCATTCCCAGAGGTATGATTTATAAAACATGATAATTTGCTATTGGTGACATTGAATAAGACATTACCGGTGTTATAAAGGTAGACGACACTCTTAGTAATGCCCATTATCCAACAGTCTATGGTAAAGTCTCCTTCTGTTAGATCAAAAAAACTATCATCGCCTGTATATTCAAGATAGTTTTCTTTGCCCCTCGTTGCAATTTGTGTCTGATAATAACCATTGAATTTACCGCCACTTGTATTGATAAGCGGATAGCCTCCATAAGTATGAAGTGTCCAGTTTCCTCCCATGGCATCGGAAAAATCCGAATCAAAGTGAAATAGTGCCTTAGTGCGTAAAGATGGCATCCTTCGCCCATTTGTTTCAATAATCATATCTATTCATTCCTTTTCTTAAATTATCCCCTTTTTTTGCCTAATTATACAATAAACATTATATTTAGTGCTATATCTACTATAGGAGAGGCAGAAGAAGTATAATTAAATGTTAAACTATCTGTACCCTGTGCAGTGCAATATACATCTGCATTGTAGAATGCATCTCTATTTGTTATGGTAGATGGTTCCGGCCCATATTGTACTATAGCTGAAGAAGTCATGTTATTCACTGTTACCGTTTGAGCTTTTGTAACCCAGCTTCCTGAAGATAGCACAACTTGCTGAGTATAGATATTTTTCGAAGCCATATTACTGCCAATAGATTTCCATCCTGACCAAACGGATGATGCTCCAACATATCTTTCTCTGACCCACGTTCTACCAGATGAATGAGACGTTGTAGAAACTGTTATTTCTTGTGCTATTTGCATTATAAAATGATCCGTATAAAAATTGACAATTTGTAACCATCCTTCAGCTGGTACTGTCCCATGCCCACTTTTTGAAATTGCCACCGTATAATTATAAGTAAAAGTATCATCTATGTTCAAAGTATTTAAACTTTTGTTTTGAAATAGATTTTTATCTGTTGTCGCGCCAGTACCACCATTAGCAACTGGCACAGGGCTATTTATTGTTGCCATGCTTCCCAACCCAAGATTATTTCTAGCGTCACTTGCAGTTGTTGCTCCTGTACCGCCATTTGGAATAGGTACAGCCCCCGTTAAATTAGTTCCAGAAATTTTGCTTGATCCGTCCGATCCAGTATGCGCATGGGCAAAAAAGGATGTAAATAATTTCTTTATTTTCCCGAATAAAACCGATAAGTTTTCACCGCTATTTATATTTAATAAAGTACCGGCTTCTATAAAAGCTACTGAACCGCTGCTAATATCTTCTCCTTTTAGCATAAAGGCACTAGCGTGATAATTGTCTAAAGTATCTGCATTTGCTGTTGTTACAACCGTTACCATATATTTAGCAGTAATAAGATCCCCTGCTACTGGAGCACTAAGAAAAGTGAAAGTGCCATTTGCAGGCGATGTTTCTTCCCAATCTTCTAATGCCCCTTGTGTTTGCAACTGTCCATTTAAATATACTTCTAAACTTCCGCTTGCATATTTCCCTTGGGATACGGTAAATGTTTTATTTACTCCATTTATCAAACCTGAAATTGCCCCATAAGTATCACCGGTGCCGCCAGTTTGATCAATAAAGAAACTATTAGATGACGGAATAGAATTTATTTTTACGGTTCCTGCTAATGTATCCCTTGTAATTGTAACATTACTCCCGCTTGTAAGTACTAATCCGTTTTGCAAATTAGGGTCTACCCCCAATAGTACATAGCTAGCAGTTGAAGGAGCAATAGATGAAGCGGCTACCGCTGTTCCTATAGTTACAGTAGATGCATTTGCATTTTCTGCAATTGTTATATTTTCTCCCGCAGTTAATAACCACTCACCTGTTATATTCGGGTGCAATGCTAGCATTACATAACTTCCACTGTTTGCCACAGAAGAAGCCGATACCAGTGTATCGATAGTAATAGTAGAAGCGTTTGAATTTGTGGTAAATATTATATTACTTCCTGCAGTTAATAGCCATTCATTATGCAAATCTGAATTTAGCCCTAATACGACATAGCTCCCTGTCGAAGGGGCAACTATTGAAGCTGATACTACATCGTATACAGATATTCCACTATCAGTTATTACGCCGGAAGAACTTATAACAAGAAAATTGCCAACTTCCCCAGTAGCATATATTGTTGACGATGAAATAATTGAAGTTTTTGTTAATACGGAAGATGAACTTATTCCGCTATCAATCAGTATACTGCAACCACTAATCATAGTAAAATTATTACTATTACCTGGTACAGTAATCTGTTCACCGGAGGATGATCCCATCCATACCCACGATAAACCGTCATATACAAAAGATTGCGGCTTATTTTTAACTAGTTCCTTGCCTGTAAAATTTATTTTATTTCCATTTACATCAATTTTATTGAGCGCTTTAGTTCCTAAAGAATTTATATTTAATGTAACTGCGCCATCATTAGTTTTATCTAATATTAGGGTTATTTGCATATCTTTTTTATAAGCCGATATTGCAGACGCCGAAGAGGCATAAAAATTTTCACTAACATAAGAAGCAGAAACAATATTAACTCCAGAATATTGCGCAATTGAAGTTATAGATCCACTAACAGATTCAGCCCAAGAATCTATAATACCCATATTAGACATGGGGCTGTTACCCGCTAAATCTTCCCTGAATGTTTGAAATAGCGCACTAGCATCTGTTACAGCGTCATACATTTTTAATTTTAAATGATCAGTTGGAGTTGTCATTAGGCATCATCCCGTTGTAATTTAAAATTTTTTATATCCATTTTATTTACCTCCCTTATACCACATATATAACGTTAACATCAATATCGGATATTGGAGATGCTGATGCATATTTAAAAGTTAAAGATCCAGAAGATTTACTATAGCAAAAAATATCAGCACTCGCATAGTTAGAGCGATTTATCAATGTTGGTACAGGTTGGCATATAACAATTGCACTGGCGGTCATATTACTAATACTTACTACTTGTGAAGCGCTTGTCCAACTGCCAGAATACAAGGTAATATCTGTTGAATATATCGACACAACATCAAACATAGAAATTCCACTATCGGACATAATAGCATCATCGCCGCTACCGCTTATCATCAAAAAATTGCCATTATCCCCATAAGCAGGAATTGCTGATGCGGATACAAAATCATAAGTAGAAATCTCGCTGTCCGCTATACTTGAATATTCTCCCGACCCACTAATCATTAGCAAATTCCCATCTGTCCCGTAGGCAGTAATGGATGATGCCGAAATGTGGCTTAAAGCTATAGATGAAGTAGATATTTCGCTATCAACTAAAACCCCGCATGGCGAAATCATAATTAAATTACTACTGTTTCCATTAATGCTAATTTGATCAGCAATATTTGCAGAAACTAGTACCCATGATGTTCCATTATATCTAAAAATATATTCTTTATATTTTTTTAATTCGCCATTTTCAAAATCGATCAAATTCCCTTCAAAGTTATATTTTTTAAGATATTTAGACCCAAAAGAGTTAATATTTAAAGCGACTGCACCGGTATTAGTCTCATTTAAAGTTAAAGAAATAAAAGCATTAGGATAATAGCCTTTTAACTGTCCGGCAGTTGCTTCATAATAATTTGCACTAATATACATTGCCGCTACATGGATTAGTCTTGTCTCCATTAAAGAAACTAATGATGCACTAATATTTCCTGCCCATGTATCAATTATATTCATATTAGAAGTAGGAGAAATACCCGCCTGATCAGAACGGTATGCCAAAAATGTAGCACTTCCATCTGTTGTACTATTGTATGTTTTTAAATTCAAATTAGGTGTATTCGAAGGCATAGAATATTTATCCTTTCTAATAGATTATACTATCTAAATCTTTTAATGACTGAGAATCCATAACCGCTAATGTTTTCCCATCATGTTCCCACAATTGATAAAATTTACCCATAGTAGGATTAGAAACAAATCTTATTCGCGGAATAATTATATCTGTTGGTTCTAATTTGTATATAACTTTCAAGCTAACTGCTATAAGCATTTTGGGAATTTTAAAAGTATTTGTAATATTCAAAAGTTGTTTCATAATGAAGGAAAACGCTGGGCTTTTTATTCTCAAATTTAATATGCATTTCAAAATAAATTTTAATAATAAATTATTAACCGATATTTTTGTTTTAGGTATTTTATTATTAATAAATATTCTTAATGTTACAATTGGAGATAATATTAACATTCTAAAATATTGTCTAAAATTTATTCTCCAACTTGCTGATACTTTTAGCCCGAAAATTGTTAATTCAAAATTATGCTTATTCTTTATAAAAGTAATAAAGGAGTGCTGTTGAGACATAAGAACTCCCTCTTAAGCGTTAGTCATGCTTACAGTAATTGCCCCTATTGCGAATTGTACTGTTGTAGATGTTTGAACGGTTTTTGGAACAGACAATGCTTCAAAATACCATATATCCGCCGCTCCCACTGTTGCACTAGCGGCTAAAAACACATGCGTTATTGTACCCCACGAAGCAGTACTTTCGGGAAAAGTTATTGCAGTAGAATTACTAAGAGATGCCGCAGATGCTGTGCGCCAATTTGTTTTATTATTAACAATAGGAATTCGTGCATATGCTGTTGAAGTTGATGGCTCAGTAGCCCCAGTGCCATCAGGCTGAATTTGTGTTGTACTTAATCCCATATACATTGTGGATAAGTTTGAAAAAGCAATCGATCCAAATAAATAATCTAGAACTTTATTTGCCGTTGTTGTAGTAATTGCCATATTATTATTCTCCTTTCAAATTACGCCGATGCGTTACGCGATAAAATTACGAGCACGCCCTGCGAAGGTCGATATTCTTTCCCATCATAATCCAAAATAACAGGCTGATGGGTAAACTTTCCTTGTAAATTTTGAGTGCTACTACCAGAAATAGTAACTCTAAACTGATTTGTTACAGATCCTGATTGCACTCCATTAATTGTCAATGTTGCATATTGAGGATTTCCATATGGACTCATTACCCAATAGCAAGTAGTATTCGATAAGTCTAACGGGGCACTAGCACTATCATATACATCGAATGTTAATTCCTGAAGAGTTCCCCCAATAAACTGAAATGGTTCTAATGTATATGCTGATAAGCATTCAAAAGGATTTGACAAATTACCCTCCTTTTTTTGTTTCTTTATTTACTTCAATAGGCTGTTCTAATTTTTCTTTTTGCTCTTGCAAATCCTTTATAACTTGCTCTAACCTTGCAAAAGCATTAGCTAATGCATATGCATTGTTTGCACCTGCTATAGTTAATTGATTTAATAAATTATATATTTCTTCTAACCTTTGTTTCTGACTATCATCGATAGTATACATTCTGTAGATTTCTCCTTTTTTTTAATATCTTTATTAAAATTATTTTTAATAGTATAAATATATTTAACCACCATAAGATGATGCATATAATATTCCATACCTAAAATAAAGCGTATATTTTGACCCGCCAGGAGTTGCCAAAGTAAAAATACCTGTTACTCCTGCGCTTCCACCTGTATATACTGAATTATTTATATCTATTCTTTGAAAAGATGATGTGCCCGAAGATGTTATATTTGAATAAACCCTGTCAGTTACCGTAATAGATCCATCATAATAATTAGTTATATATCCTTTACTATTAACCCAATTTCGTGTTGCAACTTCGAAATAATTAGTTCCATCAAATGTATAGAATGTACCTCGTGTAGTAATATTCCCCGCACTATAAATAGTACCGTTCCCTGTCAATGTACCACAAGTTAATGCCGCAGTCCCGCTAGTTCCAACCTTAAGGTTATAAGCTGTAATAACTGATTGCCCGCTATATGTATTCAACTTTATATCCGTATTAGAGTTTATTCTAAGCGAGCTATCATCCCAAGATATATTCTGGGCATTATCATTATAATTCACAAGCTGTGTAGCACTTATTCTACTCGATACATCTAATGTGCCAGTAACTTTTGAATTACTAGCCAAGGAAATATAATAAGGCGCCCCTCCAGATGCAATAGTTACATATTTATCAGTAATTATTGCAGTAGAAGCTGTCCCCATTAGTAAATAAGCATTTGGATTTACAGGGCTTATGAGCCTTCCATCCGCCGACAATATTCTAGAAGATGGGAAAGTGCCACTCGTAATTTTGCTAGCCGGCAAATCCCCGATTTGGGATTCCGCAATTGCTCCAGATATTTTACTGGCAACTAATGAACTAATTTGATCACTAGTTAAATATCCATTAATTTTATCCGCATATATTGTTCCGCCGAAAGTTGCCGATGTGGGAGTAATAGTCAATAAACCAAGCCTAATATAGCCATCGCTCCTGATATAATTTGGCGTAGCTAAATTATCTTGTAATCTGTCAGATAAAATATTCCATCCACCAATTTGGCCTGAACTTGCAGTTATCTTCCCTACCAACGTTATATTTCCGGAGGAATCTAGAGATAATTGATCAGTCCATGTTCCTCCTATATTTTTTTGTATTTTTATGCCATTATTGGGATCTAAGAATATCTTATTATTTCCGGAAGATGTTGTTAAAGATAATGTAGCATTTGTTAATGTAGCCCCGCTACTATCAAAGAGGAAAGAATTAGTTTCATTGGTCATATAAAGGTTATTGCCAATTAGCATTTTTCCTACTAGTGCATCACCTACTACTCCAAAATATTTAATTCCATTGACAGTAACTTCGCCTAAAGCTAATTTAGATGTTTGCCAATTATTATTTGTAAAACAAATAATCCCATTATTCATCCATAATTGTTTGGGATCATAAACAGCAGGAGAATTTATAGTACTGGCACTTATTAAATTTCTAACTCTAATGCCTGTTTGGTCTATCAATACATTCTGGGAACTTCCGCTTATGACAGCATTTTTGGCTGCATCTAAACTCGATTCTATAAATTGACTAACATCATCTTGATAGTTTTTTGTCCAGCTAGACCATTGTTCAGAATTGAATTTTGTAGAAATTGCAGCATTATTACTATTATTTAATAAATCACTAAGCTGAAATCCGCTATTGTCTAATCTCAGTCTATTAGAAAATGTAATATTGAAATCTGAAGGATCGTCATAGTTTATTTGAATTTCTAATAATGCCGGATATACATAAGTATGGCTTCCAGAAGAAGAAACATAATCTTCCTCATAAATATTCGATCCACCGCCTAAATCTAAAGTAACTATAGTTCCTAATTCTAGTTGATTTATGAAAACTTGATACTCTTGCAAAGCTAGGAAATTTACAGAATTTATTGTAAATTCATATCGTGGTTGCGATATTTTAGCTAATACCTCAACTGCTTGATCATATAATTCCTGTGCTTGTTCTTGAATTTCCGCATTAGTCATAATAGCTGTTTGTATAAAGTTTTCATTCGTATAAGTAGATCCGAACATGAAATGAGATAGTTCGATCTTAGCCGCTTCTGAAAAATTAGTATCAAAACTTAGCGCAGTATTTATGTCTTTAAGAATAGCAGTAACCCCTGCAATTTGAGATTCTGTCAAACTTATAGCATAGGTTTTGTTATTTATTTCCAACTGTTTAGCCGAAAGTTGATTATTAATATCACTAATATCCAATCCTTGGGCTATTCTTGCAATTTTTATATTTTCTAAAGATTTATATTCTGACTGTAGATCAACTAATTCGGACTTTTGCGTTATTAATGTTTCATTATAATCTTGCAAATTAGTAAGATATGAAGCATAATTTGCTTGATTCGCGGCTACTAATGCTTCCCAATTGTTTAATGCCGTTATTAAAGATCCAGACATCCAGTTTGTATTCTCATAATAGGAGAAATCATAGATAGTATTAGTGCCTAAAGGATTTACAGAATTTATAGAAAGATCGCCGCCTCCAACTACAGTTAAACTAGTAATGAGTTCGTCGGTAATTTCTTTTACTTCTACTTCTTTTATTAAATTATCATATGATATAAATATATCCGAATTAGTCGTTGCATTTTCTACTGTATAAGCCGATATCGTTTTATTCAATGTATCAAATTTAAATATACATTGATAAGCTTCCGTAACATCATTTAATAAAAAAGCGTACAATGTTGTATCATCGACATTAAAAGTTCTATATAATAATGCCAATGAAGTATCTACTGTTCCAATGCTCCAGTCAGGAAGATATTCTAAAATAATATTTAATAAGCCTGGGTTTTCTGATGTTCCTAGCGCATCATAAAATTGATATGTACCTTCAAAAGAAGTAATTTTTTTATAATTCATTATTGATTCTAAAGATTGGCATCTTACTTCTTTATATTTTTTTACGCCGTCCCCTATTTCAGTTACTTCGGTAATAAGAAAGCACATAATACCATCTATTAGCACTAGCCTTTTAGGCTGTATTAAAGAATAATAAGGAGTTTCTACACCATTAATCATATAAGGGGCAATAAATTCCAATGTCGATAAAGCATTAAATTTATAGCTAACTTTCCTGTCATAGACAGTGCCGAGAACCAATAATTGATCGCCAGACGGATTGCACAAGATTAGTGTAACATCATCTGCTTGCCCATAATAATTAAAATTAGTTATCAATTATTCTCTCCTTTCAAAATAAAATATGAAACATAGTATCTAAGCCCCTATTTTTCTAGCAAAGCTATATGTTAATTTCAGGGTTCCTATAGCTGAAATAACGTGAATCCTATTATTTCCTTCTATAAATCTAAGCCATTTTTTATTAAAATAATTCAATCGCAATAATCCTGTGCTGGATACAATGGTTTTCAAGGAATTATCAACAATAATATGTTCATTAGGGGATATTCCCGAAAAAATAAACGGAGGTTCCCCTGTTGTTGTATTTTCTATACTAATACTATTCCCAATATTATTCAAAGTGAAATCAACTATTGGATATAAATATTCATTAGAATCAGAACTATTATAAAAATCAAAATAAAAATTTCTAATTTGATCGCCTGTAAAAGTATAGGTAATTGTTTTAGGATATTCCCACGCCCAAGGTGAATCACACCTAAAATGCAATTTTAATCCTCTATTAACATTCCCAACATACAATGTTTTGGCACTAGTACAAATAGCATTAAAATAGACATTAGATATATCATCTTCGCATATCTGTAATTTTTTGAAATTTCCTCTTCCTAATAGCCATTGCGATATTTTGCCACGATCAAATCCTGGGATTGGATCATAGCTTCCAACCGATAAATCAAATTCTAATGGCGTATTCATAATATTGCCATAATGATAGCTTTTGGATCTTCTATATACCCATTCTTCGATTGGCTCCACTACACTACCTGCTTCTGATTCGTTATATCCGCCGGATGTTTCAAAATCTAATATATATAAACCATAAACTTCACTGGGGGTATTATCGTATATAAAAGTTTTACCATAAAAGCTCATATACCTCCTTTATTATAAATAGGGCTGGATTACCAGCCCTATTATTCCTATAAACTAAATGAATTTGCATTTCTCAATATACCTCGGCTTTTTGTAATATCCATTAAAGTTTCTGTTATAATATTTTTAATATCAGGAACTACAGATCGATCTAAATCTCCCGCTATATTAAAACTTAGTTGTATATTACCTATATTAGTGCCTCCGGAAATATTAGTTGATAATGCCGGCAAAGTGTTATTTATAAAATTTTTCATTTGTGATTCTGTAGCTACTACTTCACCTTTTAATAGTTTAGCAAAAACTTCAGATTCCTTTATTTTCGGTAACCCACCAGCAACATTGCCATTATGATGATTCTCTATACCAACTATGCCGCCATCATGATAAGCCATACTCATTCTTCCGGCATTAGTTGTTTCGGAAAATGGTTCTGGGATAGTTAAAATGCTTGCGGCATAGGCTGTTTGTTCTTCATGCCACTTGTCAATAAATTTTTGCATCTCGGCAGTTACTGCTTTTATTGCACTTCCAACTCCGCTAAGTGCGCTACCAGCATTACTAGCAAAGGTTTGAACAGCTTTATCCGCAATAGCCCATTTATCAATTATATCGGAATCTATTCCACTGCCATAAATTCTATTCCATTCTATTAAGGATCGATAGAATTCGTCGGTTCGTGCTTGCAAAAGGGCTATAGCCTCATTGCGTATTGTGCCTTCTTGCTCAAGATAGTCTTGCAGTGCTGCAATCCTATTTTCCATTGATTCTTTATAGGTTTCATATTCCCTATCTAAAGCATCTTTTTGAATCTCGTAGCTACGGTCAGCTTGCAATTCATTTATTTCTTCTACCGCTTCTGCTCGTTCTGCCTCTAATTCAAGGCGGCGCTTTTTGCCCTCTTCGCTATTATCAAATTGGATCTGCAATAATTCATTATCTATATCAGATAAAACCTTATTTTTATCAGCAAGTTTTTTTTGATAATCTATCGCTTCTTTATCTTGGTCTAAACTTTCTTTCTTTGCATCAATAATCTTCTTATAATTATCAAGTTCTTTTTCTAAAGCATCTATTTGATCTTGCTTTTCTTGCTTTAGCATTTTAATGGTAATTTCTAGAAGATCGTTATATGCTTTTTGCGCTTCTGATAAGCTATTTGTAGAGGATGCCGCCTTATCAGCAGCCTTTGCTAAATCGGCATAATTATAGCTTGTATTTTTAATTTGGGCAAGATACGCTTGGGCAAGAGCCAAATTGTTTTCGGCATTCGTTAAACTAACACCGCGTGCTTTAGCCGCCTCATTTATAGCGGCAATTTCAGATTTAGCAGCATTGATTGTATTTTGGGCTCTTTCCCTATCAGATTCGCTCATAGAGGCATTAGCCCTTATTTCGGCTCTAGTTGCTGAAATAATAAAATTAGCTCTCTGTAACGCCGATTCTGCTACAGCATTATCCGCTTTAATAGAATCAACCGCTTCTTGAGCTTTGCTTACTAATTCTTCAGCACGAGCTACCATTAAATCTTTCATTGCTTGAGTATTGATCTTTATTTGATCATTCTCAATAATAAGCGCTTGTCTATATGTATCAGGAAATAAGCTTTTTAATTGCTCTACCTGTTCCATGCTAGCAATGCCGGATTCTTCAAGCGATTCAGCCAATGCCATAACTTTGGAAGCAGTATCAGCTATTGCGCTAGTTGCTTCATTAGCCCCATCCGTTAGCACTTGCAATTGTTCTGAAGTCTTTATACCATATTTTTCTAATACTAAATCTGAAGATATCTCTGATGTTTTTTCTTCTATAGCATTTAAAATATTTAGCTGACCTTCATAAGCTATAATTATTTCTTGCGCTTTATTTACTTGTTCTTGTAAAGCATCGCGTTCTTCTCGTAATATCTTGGCTCTTTCGGCACTGGCACTAGTTCCCTCGCGCTCATATTCATTTATCTTTTCTGCTAGCCAAGTTAATCTTTCTTCGGCTTCTAATTGCTCAGATGTAATAGTAGTGGAGCCAAACGGAGAACGCACCCCCCCTATAATGGCAGGCACCTCTATTTCTGCAGATATTGGCTTACTTAATAATTCTTTGGCTTTTTCATATTCTTCAGCATTTTCAGAAATAAAATCTTCAGCTTCTGTTCTTATTGCCGCCTTCATTTGTTCAATATTTCTAGCAATAGCCTCAGAATTTTTATCTATGGCATCAGTATATAAGTTCATTGGAGATATTATATCTCTATACTTAGTATTCAATATTGTTTGAATATCTAATAGTCTAGTCTTATCTTCGTAAGATAATGTTTCTTTGCTAGAAATAAACTTATATTCATCCGCTAAACTTTGGAGTTCATTTTGGTTATCTTTTAAAACATTTAAAGACTTTTCAAAGTTTTCATATAAAGCATTAATAGAATTCTTAGCATTATTTACTACCGTTGATAAATAAACGAAGGCTCCCGCTAAAGCTAGAATCCCAGCTATATATATATTAGTTGTAGAAAGTGTTGCAAATAATCCTTTTAATGTAGCACCTACACCCACAATAGATGTTTTAATTTTAGAAAGAGTTGCTAGTATTGAAGGTAATTTTATACCAATAAATATTGCCGCTATTGCCTTAATTATTGGAACTAAACCACCCATTGCTGATGTTAATTCTAATGCCTTTGAAGTTGCGTTGGCTAAGCCTACAATAACATCATCGTTCATTGTTGCTTCCCACACAGATTCCCAGGAAGCCTTCAGCCTATTATTAGCCGCTTCAATGCTTTTAGAATAATAGCCGTATCTATTCTCTGTTAGTCCTAAACTTTCAGCCTCTATTTTTAAAGCTTCATTGTATTTATCTTGGTTCTCCATGAGGGTTCTGAAAATTTCGGCCTGCCTTACACCAGCAAAGGCATTTGCAAGCATTGATTGCTCAACTGTTTTACCCTCTTTACCAAGTTTGTTCCACAACTGCATTGTTTCTTCTAAGACAGTTCCCATGTTTCTAAACTGCTTAGTGGTTTCATCTCTTAAAGTTATGCCTAAACCTGTTAAAACTTTTTCAACATCTGATATAGACTGCCCTTCTTCATCAAAAAATGCACCTATTTTTACATTTTGCATACGTGTCAATATCGTTTTAAATGCATTCCCGATAGTTTCCGGTGCTACTCTTGTCACATCACTTACCACTGTTATCATGGCAGCCATTTGATCTAATGATACACCAGCTAATTTAGCTGTTGAAGCTGTTTTCTGTAATGCCGCTGCGATTTCACCAACGGATGTGGCGAATGCATTATCAACGCTCAAAAGTTTGTCAATCGTGGGTATTACTTCATCAATACTTAACTTATATCCGTTTATAATAGAAGTTAAATATTCAGTAGATTCGGCTTGATCCATGTTAGCTAACTTTGCAAGCATTACACTTGCTTTTAACAATTTAGCACTATCTTCTACAGATTTCCCTTGTCGCGCCCACTCCAAATTTCCTCTAGCTACTTCAAGTGTTGTAACACCTAATTCCTTAGCTAATTTGTTATATTCACTACTTAATTTATTAATTTCATCAGTTGTATTGCCTGTAACTATTTGAATATTAGTCATTTCAGAATTCAAAGCCGTTACATATTCTACGCCTTCTTCTATTTTTCTTAAAGAACCGTAGATTGCAGTAGTAGCTATTGCCCACTGAAAAACTTTCATAATATTCTTGGAAATAGCCGTAGTAAAGGCATCTGTGTGCGCTCGGCTTGAATCAAACCCATTCTCTACATCTTTTACTTTATTCTTTAAATCAATAAATGCATTGGATACTTCTTGAGTAGTGGCTTTACCTTTTTTAAAAGAATCTATAAGACTTAAATATTTTCTTTCTGATTCTATAATACTTGCATCGCCTTTACCAAAAGCATCCGCATGTACAGTTTTTAAACTTTCGAGCTGTAATTTGTATTTTTCAGATAAATCTGTTAGTTTTTTCTGCTTTGTAGCTATACTATCAAAGGCTTTTTCGGTGCTTTTGGCATTGGTAATTATTTGCTGCCCATCTTCACCTATATCTACAGTATATCTGTCAACAGTTTTTAGCCCATTAGCAATTTTATCAACCGATACGGAATACTTTCTGATTTTTTCATCATCAAATATTTTAGTAACTGTTACGTTTTCACCAAGCCCCGCAAAATTGCTTCGTATCTTTTCAACTTCTGCCGACATAATAGCCATCTTATCTGCAGCATCAGTAAAACCTTCCCCCGCATATATTCCGCCGCCAGAAGTAGACTTTTTAATTTTATCTATTTGCTCGGCTACAGCCCCTACTCCAACTAAATTAACATCTAAATTAATCTTTAGCCCTTTAGTTTGAGCATCTATTTCGGCTTGCGTCAATTTTTGTATTACTGCTTTTAATAGAACACTATATTCGCTCCCGCCAACAGCCATACACTATACCTCCTTTTCAATTTCTAACAGCTTATTTAGCTTTTTATTAAGGAGATACCTAATTCTCCAAAATTCTTTTTAAAATATTTATCAGTTATTTTATCCAGCTCCTCATCAAGAAACATTCTCAATATAAATTCATCCCAATAAGGTTCTCTTTTTTTTTGCATTATAGCGTCTTCGCCACCACTGCCTAATTGAGAAATTTCAGCAGTATTAACATTCAATATATCAGCGAGAGCAGCGCGATTGTCTACATCAATATATCCATGGAGAAAAGTAGCTCCATCATAATCCATCTCTTCCCAATTATAAAATAATTCTGTTTCAATTTCATTAAATATAAAATCTATAGGACTAAACTGGAAAGCTTCTCGAAATTGGAAAGTTGGCATTTTGGAACCGTTATAATAATATGCATTGGGCAAACCTTCCGGTATTCCATATGTCATTACATCTATATATTTTCGTAATATATCTATCATAGATTCGCTAATTTCTTTTATAGCTTTAATTGCCGGTTTCGACAATTTTCTTTCTAATTCAATACTATTTTTTATCATTGCATAAAATTCACCTTTCAATTGATTATTTCAAAAGATAAACACTATTTCCGTTCTAGGATCTTCTTTGGAATAATTGCCTTTTATAGTCAAAGATTCCACATGATCAAAATCGTCATCAATTAGAAGCCCAGAAACAGTAAAAGAATCAAATAAATTTTTAGGTGTAAAATTATCGGCATCGCGTCTATGCTTAGTTGGAAAAAAATATTCAATTATTATTTTGCATTTGGCTATTTTTCTATTTTCTAAATTATAATATTTTACCGTCCAAGCTCCAAATTCTTTCCAAGCTTGTTTCTGGGCATTCATTTTAAATCTTGGCATAACCATCCACTCATTTAAACTAGGTGGAATAGGGCTAGTAATATTGACCTTTTTTCTTTTAGGGTATTTGTTGAAATAATATTCATAATACTTTTCTAAAATTTCTTTATTAATTATAATTTTTATTTCTTCACTCATTAATTTCCTTTAAAGCTAAAGCCAAAGCTATTTTTAAAAAAATAAGCATACAAAATTAAATTCATATGCTTATTTCCCGAAATGTTTTTCAAGCCAACATCTAATATCTCATTCAATTTTCTCGATAAGATCAGTCGTTCCGTCGTTTTCGGCGACATAAACTGGATAATAGCATAACCTCCAGTTTAATCCATCTGCCGGTTTGATCGTATCTGTAGAAAGCAGAACTTCGCCCTGCTTTGCCCGAGTTAGAAGAGTTCCTGTAATTCCAGGCGAGTTCCTGATCGCTACATTATCAGCGATTACCTTGACCCGCCCAAACGTTACATCCCCAACAGATTCAGGATTTTGAATCGGTGAAGATCCCTTCATAAATATTTCCGGATCCATGGCACTTTTCCAATCATTATAGGAAGTGCGATATTCAAAATGGAGGTGAGCACCAGTCGAATTTCCGGTATTCCCAGAATACCCAATGATCTCGCCCGCTTTTACTTTTTGCCCTGGACTAACTGCCCAATTCCGTAAATGTGCGTAGATCGTGCCATCGTTCCAAGTATGGCGGATCAAGACCATATTGCCGTATCCGGTACTATCAGCTCCCGCACGTTCTACGGTTCCATCGGCAGCCGCCAACACAGGAGTTCCTACCGGCAATGCATAATCAATCCCTCTATGCCCTTTTGGATCGGTATATGTATCTCCAAATTTTTGCGTTACCGGATAATTCCCATTAAATGGCTTAATCAGTTGCATCGGTGCTCCCTCCTCCGTTACAAATATTGTATTTTTTCAGCAATACTTCCATCTCATTTACGCGGTTTTCAAGAGCTTTGATTTTAGCATCTTGCTCTTTGATCTTGATATCTTGCTCCTTGATCTTGGCATCTTGATCTTTCATCGTATTTTGATCTTGCTTTATTTGCTTATCCCGAGAATAAATTTCTTCTTTCATTGTGTCAAGCTGAAGCCTAAGATCACGTTTTTCAGCAGCGGCGGCAACAACTGCATCTTCAGCGGCAGTGATTTGCACTCGGAGTTTATCGTTTGAATCTCGTTCAGTTTGTAATTCATTTTTCAATTCGTCGACCCTCCTTCGCAGATCTTCAAGCTCGACTTTGGTTGCGCTATTTCCAGCATTGATCTTTGATGTGATTAATGCTGCTATGCTTCCGATAAGCGCAACTAATCCGGTAACTATGGCAGTTATGGCTTCCGGTGCCATAGGTTATTTCACCGATTTATCTATGTTAAACTGTTCATAAACAGCTGCTTCTATGGCTGCATCAATCAGTTCAAAATCGAGATGAACCCCATGCTGCTCTAGCCATTTTTCAGCGACATCCATAGCATATAACTTTTTGTCGTTGATAAGTTTTGCGGCTCCAGCTTGTTCAGCCGCGGTAACTGCCATTTTTGCCGCTTCTGCAAGCAATGTGGTAGCATCGCCGTTCCATGATTTTGCTTTTTCCCATAATAACTTTGCCCACGAAACTAAAGCACCAATGACCGCCACAGCAACAATCGGTAATAAAAATTCAAGCAAACTTTGTAGCACCGCTGACAAAATTATATTCGTTTCCATTTTTTCTCCTTTCTCAAATCCGCATAATCCATGCCACTAAAGTGACAGATCTTCAGGTATGTTCCGAGCTATCTTTCGATTATGTTTGCTTATAATTAATTTTCTATAGCCACACTCGGGGCATACCTCATAATCTTCTGAATAGCTTATATTATCCTCATCTATACTTACTTCTGTAATTAATTCCAATTTCCCATAACATTCTGGGCATCTTTTTTTTAAAATCTTTCTAATTTTTCCCATAACATATTTATTCTTTTTTAATTTTTTGGCTTCTAACAGGTTTCTTTTCTGCCCCGCTGTTTGGAATTATTCCTAATTCACTAGTCTTATCTTCTAAAGTGGCTATCAATTTCTTGATTCCTTCTTCAGATAAATCTAAAGTCTCTATATAATCAAAAAATTCCACAACCTTTTTAGTAAGCTTATCTATAGTATTTCCAACACTTCGGTTTTGATGCTCTAGGTTTACAATATTTTTCAAATCAGAAATAAATTCATCATAATTTTCTATATTAGATTTAACTAAATCCCATAAACCGCAGTTTACAATATTATCAAAATTTTCCGCATCATAATCAATATTTGTATTCGCGGCTAGAATACCAACAATTAAGAACCATTTCGCTTGATAGTAATTTTCGCTCAAGCTTTTATTGGGGTCAAATAATGCTTCAATGCAATTTTTAGATAATTCTAATTTAGTTGATTCCTTTAAATAAGGCAATATAGTTATATTTTTTTCTTGAAATTCGATAATTTTTTCTTTTTTACTATCAAAGGAAAACTTTACTTTATCCATATCTGACTTCTTATCCTTTTTATATTTGGGGAGGGGGATAACCCCCTCCGCCTATTTTTTTGCTTCGAAAAACTCACATGTTTTTCCCGAATCATTTGTGCTAGCTTCAAAGCAATTAAGCTTTTTACACCATTTTACAAATTGGCAAACATTCCCTTTGTTAGATTCATGGAAACAAATAAAGAAAACACCCGTTTCACCTTTTGGAGTTATTTGTTCACCATATTTGCATATCATAATAATTACGTAACATTAATCATTACATAATCAACAAGGGAGCCACTAGGATATGTAACGTTGATTTGAATTGTCGTCGGATCCGGAATGGCACTTGCCGAAGTACTAATTAAACCCGTAGATCCAACTATAATGCCGGAACCTGAAGTGCCAACTCTTGCAAACGTACATTCTGATGTAATGTTAGTGTTATCATAAATGCCGCCTCTAATCCCTAAAACAGTTATTTGTGTTGATTGTGCTGTTGCATTCGGCCAATAAATCGTACTCGGTGTTGCAGCAATATTGGAATAAACTATTGATTCAGTGACAGGGATATATGAAATTTTTGCATAATAATCACTTGTAGTGCAATCACTAGAAGTAGTAGCCAATGCTCTTCCCTCCAGCGTCTCATTGCTAACACCATCAGCAGCTAAGTCTAAAGTATAATTCCCTGCAATTTGGAACCGAGGGATATTGATTTGGAGATATTTCTTAACGGTTGTCTGATCACTGGATCTAATTTCGGCTATCAAAGTAAGATCTACAATTGAAGGCGGTTTTACAGTTTCTACCGTAATTTGGTTAGCCATTTTACTAGTAGTATATATTGCATTTACCATTTTATTATTAGCACCAGTAACTGTAATATTCTTAACTAACGGCGTTACTGTCTGAACCGTTCCATCAGGTAAAAATACTTCCACATTTCCTATAGGCGTAGATGAAAGCACCCCTGATCCAGAAGACGATAAAACTATACAATCCGTCTGTAAAACATTTACCGCCCCCGTTTGCACAGTACCACCAACGTTTAAGGCTAAAAATGTTTCAGCAAAGATTGCTTGACTAAGCGTAACCCCTAATTCTCGTGTGTGATAATAGCTATAAATCAACGGGTTATTAATACCCGCACGAACATCTTGGCTACTCATACTTAGATTAAAAGCTGAAGTAATATTAGCCTTTCCATATGCAATGCCCGCTTTAGTTATCGGGTCTCTTATTACTGCATCTGCAACAGAAACTAAAAATTCATTTGTCATAATTTGTTTTCTCCTTTTAAGTAGATATTAATCCATTGTTGTTGGCATCAAAGCCAGCTTGTTCTATAAAACTTTTCGCATCAACCATGATTGAAGCATATCGGGATTTAGCATTTTCGGTATGTGTAAAATAATGGGCGATTAACTCTTTTTTGTTCTTGGCTTGTATTTGCCCACTAATTTCTAATGGCTTAAATAACTTATACATTAAGAACATTGTTTCTCTTTCAAATCGGTTTTTATATTGATAAAGTGTTAATTCGCCGACATCTTTTTCAGATAATCCTGTCATAGCACAAAAGCTATATATTTCGTCCTTTAAATCTAATGTCATATTAGAATTTACAAAATTTAACTTTTTTTCTAATTCAGGATTATAAGATTCTATATAATCTAAACTTGATCCATTTTGCTCCAATATGATTTCGCGTATATCTTCAAATTCTTGTTCATTAAAATCACAATTATTTATAAATATACGAAAATTAATCCTCTCAAAAGGATCTTCTATTTCTTCTATTTCATTATAGCGTATTTCTACTTTTTCAACTTTTGTTACCTCTTGCAAAAACTTAATCAAATCTTCTATTAAATTTATATCTTCATAGGCTTGTTGTATTACATAGAAAAGAAACTTTAAATAACTCATTCGTAAAACAGTTCTGTCGGGAATATAATTTTTCGGATTCCATAACAATCTTTGATATCTTTCTTTTAATTCAAGCTGATTGACTTTTATTGGGTAGAAGCTTATGCCTTTATATATTTGCGGCAACCCAAAAATATCATTATCGGATTTATATATTTTCTTCAGTCTATTGTTCATTATCCAATCCAGTTTGACATAACTACCATATTTCCCCTATAGGGGATATTCCCAGCCATGGAAGTCACCATTTTACAACGAGTACTCGCCCTTGAATCAAAATGTAATCTCCCCAAATATCCAATTTCAGCCCCATTAAAAACTTCTATGATTTGCTGTGAAAGCACTTGCAATCTTGATTGATAATTACTTAATGCCGATATTGAATAATGGGTATATATTTCAAATCCCATGAATATTCTGCCATAAACATAGTTTATAGGAACTAGCTCAATAGGTGTTATTCTTAAAATAGAAATCTTTTCGTTTATAGATTGATCCATACCGAAATCAAAGAATATACGAAATCTAGAATAATCAGGATCCAGCTCCCCATTATTAACCAAATCACCTTTTTCTTTTGCAGTTAAATTGGGATGGGCGCTATCATTTTTATACGCATCTTTATCATTATATTTTAGTAGTTTCCATATTAATTCATTATTATCCATCATATATTTTACGCAATTATAAGATATCAAAGGATAATTTTCATATTTATTATAAGAATCTGCCCTAATATCTGTCACATTTACCACCTTCCAAGCAGCGATATCTCAAATATTCTGCTTCCTGAACTACCAGAACATAAAATATTCAAAGGATAATCTAAATACATGCCATTATTATCAACTTTAAATGTATTCCCATCAATTACCGCAAAATCATAATATTGGGACGGCACGTTATTATCATATACTGTAAAAATAAAGCTACCTGAAGAGATGCTACTTCCGCTATAATAATGGACATCAAATATTTCACTTTCCCCTTCTAATATATTCCCATCGCTAGGGGTAATCACTATATTATTTATAGCAGAAGAACTACCAGAAGTAGTATAAAGATACCTATCCGCAATCCCATTTATTAGATCATCTACGCTTTCATTAACATAATCTATTTCCATTTTTAATTCTAATAATCTGGAGCTATTATTATCATAAGTATCAGCATTTAAATAATTTCTTATGCCACCTCCAACAATTCTATAAGCAATCCAATTCGATGTGTTCCCGAAAATAAAACGCCGGTTTTCCGTTATTGTATTGGTTCTATCATTTTGTTGCGCATAAACTTTTATTTTTCCATTCGGCAAGACTAAATCATCAGAAGATACGTTATTATCCACACCTGTTACTTCATATTCTATGGCACAAGGCTCATAATAAATTGTAGAACCAGAAACAGACATCCATCTTAAAACATTATTGCATCTACGCACTGTCAAGGAGCTAGTTAATGTTTTTATATTTTCGAGATTCCATCCAATCCATATATTATTAGAAAATCTATACTTTTTCCCGACAAAAACAGTATGATTGATATCAGGGAATAAAATTCTTTTGAAATCATCTCCTAACATTGTTTGTGTAAGAACATCTAACGCCGACGTTATCCGCACTTTAATAAATTTAAAAAGTTCACTTCCAAAAGTTACTTCTTCTTCTATATTATATATATCAGAACTAACTTCGAATAAATCTGTAACTGCTGCTTGAAAATGCTCAATCAATATCGAGGAGGCGCTCAAGTTACTGTCGGGTTCAGGATAATATTTATACCCCATTTATATAGCCTCCTTTCACTAAACAGTAGAATCAAATACTTGATTATACCAGTTTTTAAAATTATTCCTTTTATACGCATAATTTATTAAAGCTTGGCTTATCTCTTCCTGAAGTGAGGAATAGTATTCTTGCTTTGCTTTCAAATTCTGCGCGGCAGAAAATGTTTTAAAATCCCTATCGCTTATAACATTAGAAATTTGTACTAGATCCTTGATTGTCTTCTCAAGCCAATATTTTGTCATTATTAGTGACAACATAATTTTATTGGGCAAATTCAAGTCTTCTGTAAAATAGCCAACACTACTTCCAGAACTTTGCACATATTCTAAAGATTGATCTGCGTATTCGGAAAATTCATTAATTGCAAATAGCAACCATGGTTCAATATATACACTTAAGACAGAAGATCCTGAAGTAGAATAAATTACATCAAGCTTATGATCTCTTATTCGTGACAAAAATAAATCAGCTATTTCAGTACTTTGTGTAGGCAAATTCCCCTCCTTTCTATTGTTATTATAGCAAAGAATACCACAGTAACGTGGCATCCTTTGCTATTATATTAATATCTATAAGGCTTTTCTATTAATTTTTGATATAAGTCAATACGTTCTTGAACATGTAAATCAATATCTTGGGTTAGCGCAAATTTAAAGCCAACATCTTCAGCCTTTTCCCTATATAATGCAATATTATCTATTACTTCCGAAATAGCATCTTCCCAATTTTCTTTGCCATTTTCTGTAAATTTTCCGTACTCTGCAAGATGATTATAATTGGGATAATTGGATGCTATAAAAGGAACACGCAATGCCAAGCATTCTAAAGGCTTGATTTGGCTTCTCCTTTTATCATATTCTCCCGCTAATGGTATTGTGCATATATCAAGACTTTTTATAAGGGCAGGGTATTGTTCTGATGGCACGAATGCACAAAACATTTTTTTCTTATTAGAAATATCTAATTCATCATATATTTTTTTATCCCCAGTAATAAGGATTTTCACATTTGGATATTTCCTGCATATCTTCCTATAAGCCATCATAATCCCAGACCATTCAAAAGAATAACGGTGCGATAAGCTGCCAGTCCATCCAATCCAAATTTCATCTTTGGAATGCGGGAATAAAGGCTGTGTTACATTTCTATATCGATCCATTGCTAAATGATTATGAATTAGGTAAGTATCATTCCACTCAGCCCAATCATCACAAAGAGCTTGTGATACAGTTTGCAATCCTTTTGACATATGAACGCCCCATTCCAATTGAACTTTAGGGGGAGGGTTAATTTTAATGGTAGATACTTCTCCAGATATATCTTGATGCTTTATTTCTCCAAATTCCCAGAAACTATAAGCCGGATTGTCTTTATTCAATTTTCTATATGCATCATCGAATATTACGCCTATTGCTTTGCCTCTTACTTTCCAATACATCATCATAGTCAAAGTATCACTGAATAAATTTCTTTCAACCATGATTATATCTGCATCTTTGCAAAGTTGCTGAACCTCGGGCGTATTTTTTATGAAGTCGTTTACATGAATGCATTTAGAAGTATGAACACCCGTTTTATTAATAGCTACAGAAGGATTTATGCAGTTGTGAAAACTGCAATTAAATTCTTGCGGCATATCGGCATATACATAAAGTACAAAGATAATATACCTCCTATTTTAGCTCTGGTTGCCATTTGCTTCAGCAAGCAATACTTCTTTTGCTTCTATTCTAGCTTTAGCTTTTTCAAGTATATTGACTCCACTTACTCTCGATATCTTATCAACTATATTGTAATCAATTTCCTCTTTCCCAACTATTTTTTTTATAATAAGATCTATGATTACATTCTGTTGCTTCGGATTTGCTCTTTGGAATAAATCGATCGCTTCACTATCATTATTCAAAATCATTTCGATTTCTTCTTTTCTAAGAATCCTTTTATAAGTTTCTGGTTTATATGCTAGTGCCGCGACCCGATCATCTAAAATATAATAATATCCCGCTTGTAAAAAATTTCTATGTTCATTGTTTATTTCAACTAGATCCATATATAAGATATCTTGAATTTCCCCAAACTCTTCGAATGTATAAATTTTCCCTTCACCGTGACCTTTTGTAGACAAGTTTAACTTATTATCTACTAAGCTCATAACTTTTATATATTCATTGGGTTGAATATTGCTTGTAAGATTAGGCGACTTAACCTCTTGCGGCGATATAGACACTCCGGATTTAGATTGCGCTTTTATGCTATCTAATTCTTTTCTTAATTCTTCAACCAATTTAGACAATTCTTCAACTTTTGTCAAATTATCTGATGCCAAGTTTTCTTTTTCTGCGGATTCCACAGATGCCTTACGTTTAGAAACGACCTTGCCTAAAGACTCGGATTTTTCTTCCATTTTTCTCCTCGCGCTATAGCGCTGTTTTTAATGTAACTATTCAATCTTGGGAACTACCACTCGGATAAAGCCAAGGTGGTAGCTCCCACCCATTATATAATTTAGCAAGAACAAGATAGTAGGCTATTAAAACCTACTATCTTGATCAATATTATAGATTATAGCGTAATAAGTGCTCCGACTGCACTAGTGTGCACGCCGATTTTCCAGAATTTTGTAAGCGTACTGGTCTGAACAAGATTAGCATTAGCATAAACATCTGAAGTATTTGACATCATCGTCCCGCCAATAACACATTTGACAATCTTATCTGTGCTAGGGGCAATAATCCACAAATAATTATCATTTATAATCGTGCCAAAGGGCGTTTCCCAATTCGCAACTTGCGGAATTTCAAGTGTCTCAAGCCCAGCTATCTCTCGAACATAACCTAGTCTAACAAACGGGCTTTCAATATCATAACGATAATTGCTGCCGCTTGGAACCACTTTTGATAGGGCAACTTTAGTTCCTAGTAAAATAGGTTTTGCTCCGCCACTAAATGCCTGAACTCTTGCGGCCAATTGCATCATAGATTCCATTGAATAGCCAGTAACCTTTAAAGCAGTTGCCGAGCCACTTGCGGGATTGGTTTCCAAGGCTGACATTCCTGCAGCAAAGGCGTTATAAATATCTTTGTACATTTCGGTTTCAATTGATCGCAAGCATTTAGTAACAAATACACCCAATGATTCTTGACCAGCCAAAACACGTAACAATGATACATAAGTTGAAACCATATGCGCTTCAGGATTTACAGTTACCTGCCGTTCGAATCCTTTATGCAGCTCAGCTTCTCGCATTCCTAGTTTTCCGCTCTTTGTAACGGGGAACAAATCACGAGACCGAATATCAAAAATAGCCGTTTCGCCCCATCCAACAGTACGAACTTCGCAGAAAGCAGAAGTTCCATCAATGATTGTTTGCGGTAAGACTGCATCAATTAGCTGTGTCTCAATATTCCCAATTGCCCAACTAACCATGGGATGCGTAGCCATTCTTTCAGGAGGCATAGATGTAACATCAATGCCAGACAATTTAGATACTTCTTTAAGAATAAGTTTTCCTATAGCATCTTCTTTTTGCGCAAATGAAATCGGATTGCCATTTCTATCGGTAGTAGCATAGGGATATTTTTTCGTCCCTGTTTCTGACCGATAATGGTTCCAGAAATCAACAAAATTTTCAAATAAACTTAATGATTCTTCATCTCTACAAAAAGAGATAACACTTTTTGGTAATCTATTAGTCATATTTTATTTTCTCCTTTTTTTTCTATTATAATTAAATTATTAGCCAAGTTAAAACATGACCAAGTTAAGCTTTATAAGCTTGGCATTCGAAAGCGGTTAATCTTCCCACTCCAATTTCACTGCCACTAGCGCAAGGAATATAGGTTGTCTTGATATATTTCAGACATTCCCCTGTAGAAGGAGCAGAAGCCCATTTCCATTTATAATTGCCGGCAGGATCCGGAACAGCATAAGCCTGAGGAGTTGCAGAATCAAATGCTTCTGCAGTCAAAGTAATAATATCAACATTTGGCTCAAGTCTGAATGCTGTAAAGACTTTACAAGCTGAAGTATAGAAATCCTGAATATTTCCTAAACCACTATAAATATTGTCGCCGGCCGTTGCAAAAGATATTTCCGGTTCACAAGCCATCCACAATCGTGTTTGACTTGCACTGGAAGGCGCAGTACACAACCAAACCTCTCCTTCTCCAGTAACCCCAGTTTTTTGATCCAAGACAAAGATATTGCCATTGTCAATAGGGGATGCACTAATTGCAGGGCGAAGCCGTGCGTCAACATTTTTAGCTTCGACTTTATTAAGTATTAAAACTGCATGTTTTGCCATATTTTATTTCTCCTTTTATTTAAATAATAATTTCTATTAGCTTTATTTATATTAAAGCCATCCATTTTCAATGCTATTTTCTTTTCTAGATCCATTTATCCAAGAAATAGCAATTCTATTGATACCATCCGATGGTTTATTGTCTTTAGTATATGAAAATGCCAAAGCTTTTACTTTGTTTTTCCAAATATCTACATTATCAAGACTAAAGTTTTTGCTATCTTCTCTGCATTCAACAATTTTATCTTTCGGCATTGTATCAGATATTTCGTTTAATGTTGATTCAACTTCAAATTCAAATTGCTTTCCTTCTATCTCCGATTTAAACTTTTTTAATTCGGTGTTCTCCGCTAAATATGCCGTTTTATCTTCTTCATATTCTTTAGACATTTTACATAGCTTTTCGTAAAGCATAGATGATAATTTAGCATAATCAATATTCCCAGACTTATGCCCTTCAACAAGATTTTTATAATCTTCTGTTTCAGCTTCGAGAATTTTTAACATTGCCGCTACATCCAAATTGCCATCTAGCGACATTTCAATATTGGTTTCTTCTCCTACTTCTTCTTCGCGTTCTTCAGGAGATTCTTCTTCTCTGCTTTCGTCTTCAGCGATTTCTTCCTCATTCAAATTCTCGTCTTTTAATAATTCTTCTTCATTGCTCACAAATTTTCCCTCCTTTTCAGATAAACTTATTTCCTCAGCATCTTCAGCGTTTTTAGTTGAATCCGGCTTTTCTTTTTCAACCCATCTGCCATTTTTTACCTTATGGCGAGACTTCCAATTACTTATAGCAATCGCCCAACCATTCTTTTTCTCATCTGTTCCTATAGCATCAGCTTGCGCGGCAATAGCATTCGCTTGATCTAAAGTGAGCGGCGGCTTGATTCCCTTTAATGCCGGATTAATATCCTTGAGCGATTTATATGGGAAAGTTAGAATATTATCATCTTTTTTGAAATAAGTAGTTAGCTTATTTTCGGCTTCAATTATAGATTTATACATATCTCTACTCCATTTAGCACCGGCTTGCCCGCCATAAAAGCCACTAACAAATTCATCGGAAGCGGATTTACGATTAAAAAATTTAGCCATTAGCTTAATTTTTTCAGGGGTAATTTTTTCATTATTGATAAGAAATCTAGCCATAGCTAAAGATACACTTGTAACATTATTGCCTTTTTCTTTATAAGCATCTAATGCACGTCGCGCTTCTTCCTTTACTTTTTGTGGGATTGTAAAATCAATGCCATAATATTTATTGGAAAATTCTAATTCTAATATTTTTAGATAATCTTCTTTATCTTGCCTTGAAAAAGATAATAATTCTGCATGGGCACCTTCTATCGCCGGTCTTACAAATTTTCCCAAGACTGTTATACATTGGTAGCAATAGCTAATAATTTCTGGAACACCATATTCAGATACATCCCGTTTGTCTAAAACTTCTATTTCAACACTAACACCCTTTGATTTATCTCTTTTAAAAACATCCATCATTCTACCCGAATAACGTGTCCAGAGCTTCCCTATAACACTGCACATAACTCGACCATCACTCAATTTTCTAAATTCAATTGGGCTATCTTTAGGAATAAATCCCACTGCGACTTCATCATCCCCATGGGATTTAGCATCATCTTCATTCTTATTATATATCCATACAATAGGTTTCTCAAGAAGGGTTTTAGCTGATTCTCGCAATGCATTTTCACTGATATATAGGGAATGGCTATTATTACCACTAGCAAATGCGTCTATTTTTAAAGTGGCGAACTGAGATTTATTACTTTCTTCAAGCAATTCAATATTCTCAACTGCAAAACTTAGTTTCTCATTCAAATTCAAACCTCCTTTCTAAAAGATATGCCCACATATCTTCTAAAATTCTCATACTATATTATTTCGCATTAATAATTTTACCCAAATGGGGGCTGATTCCAATACTTCTTTAAACAATTCAGTATCTGCAAAATAATAAGTATTCCCCTGCTTGGATAGCAAGGGGATATTTCTATCTAAAAAATATTTAGCTGTTATTTTGTTGCACTTAACTTTATTGCTTATTTTTTCTGGATTGATAATATACATATTTTAATCTCCAAATTCGGCATCAAACAAAACAAGATCTTTAACCATTTTTATTCTAACTGAAAATCTCAGCGAAGTATCTTCTTCTTCGCGCTGTTCATCTAACATTTTCAGCAAAAATGGTAAATCAATATATGATTTTTCATCTAATGCCAGTTCATATAAAGCTTCAATGCTTTCTGTAGTCTGTTGCTCAAGCCATACATAAAGATCCGCAATAGCATTAATATCTGTATCGGTAATCATGGGAGAATTTACTTCGCCTATATCTACTTTGCCTCCATTACGATCATTCAAATGATCCATAAATAGATTAGCATGATCATATTCATCTGAAGCTTGTTCTTTAAAAAATTTAGCTAAATTTTTTAATTGCATATCTTCAAAAATACTTGCTATTTGCATATACGCATTTTGATTTTGCAATTCTAACATTATTTGCTGATTAATAGCATCATTCAAATTTTGTGATAATTTCATTATATCATATCCTCCCTTTGTTTTTGGGTTATTTTCTTTTCATCTCTTGCTTTTGCAAGTTTTACAATAAGTTCTGCCTGAAACTCAGCTTCAGCTATTTCTTCAGGCGTAAATATTTCAGCTTGTACTTTTTCCCATGGAATTGTGAGCTCTGTTTCTGATCTCATTGTTCTTCTCTCTCTCGTCAAAATCTCTTAACTTATCCTTTCTAAATACATATCGCACCGTTGTATTATATTTTCACTTATTCGATTTCACTCTAGATAAATTCGATCCTTGGGAGCGTGTGCTTTCTCCACTATCCGTCAATTCGTCCTCCGATATTTCTGGTCTGCCTGCTTCCTTGGTCGAGCTGGAACTCTGCTGATAGGCAGATATAATAGGAGTTAGATTTTCTGTCCAGTTATTTACCCGTGCTTCTGAAAGTTGATTTTGAAATGTAAATGGGCTTTTACCAATAGAAGCGGCTATGGTTTGTGGAAGCACAATTCCTAATTCAGCCAATTTTATTGCTGTATCTAATCTCCGCTGGCGATCTAAATATACATTAGATCCTTCTAGCTTTATTGAAAACTTATAATACTTTGTGCGTTTATTAATGTGATAATCAAGAAAAGCATTAAAATATGGATAGATTTCTTGTGCCGCTAAAACATCAGCATCCGATGACAGCATTGATTCTATTGTATTTATACGATGGTCTCCTCCTGAATACAATATGCTAGAATTAACGCCAGAACTTCCTAAAGTATTTTTAGTCCAGCTAGATTGGATATCATTGCTTCCGGTAAACTCTACGCCCCTAATTGAATTCAAAGGAGCAACTGCAACATTAACGGCATCATCTATAGCCGACTTCATTAGTTGCATAAAATGACCTAATAATTCAGGTGCTATTGCAAACGCATCTTTCACTGTAGCCTTTGTATCTTTATTTAGCAATGGCACTTCCCCAGTTAATAATTTAACTGCTTGGCTTGCATAAACATTTTTCTGCAAAGCCCTAATTAAATTTTGATTAACTAAATCGGGGAATAATCCACAAAAATATGGCGTTCTAGTGGCAATTGTACTATTAAGTTTCCATCCCCAGAATCCATCTACGGGACTGCAGTCGCCTATATAAACCCACAGATTATTACTTCTTTTATCAATATCTATAGAAGGATTATATACCGAATTATTGCCGGAAAACAATCTACTATAAGTTTCTTTGAAAATAGGAGGATATAAATCTAAATCAATGCCCTGCCTTAAAAAGAATGAATAATCAAAGCTAAATAATAGCCCATAATCCCATCGCCCTGTAATAATACAATAATCGGACGGCAGTTGCTGCAGAATATATTTCTTTCCTTCATCCCTTAGAACTGAAAAAAAACTATCAGCTCTATAAAGTTCCTTTGTTACTTTTGCAAATTCACTTTTATGATCAAAAGAATCCATGAACTTAGCAACTACTTCTAGATCCTTTTTATATTTAGTAGTTTTATAATTAGATTCATCTCCTATATTAGTACATTCATAAGTCCAATCCCAGGATAATAAATCGCTCATATATCCAATTAATCTTCTATATGGAGTGCTACTTACTTCAAAAGATTCAGACATTTCCAACAAGGTTTTTTCTGATTCTTTAGGGTTTTCTAAAGCCCTTTCAACGCTATCCGAATTTATTTTTCGGCTTGAAGTAAGCGTTATATCCCGCATACGAGAATTTAATGAAAGTGGATTAAAAACATTAGGATATATTCCCGCTCCTCTGGAAAGCCTTTCTGCAAAACTTAAAGCATTCAATATCTCTTCTTCGGAGGATAAAACTTCACCTTCAGGTGCCTTATTTATTTTTTTAGTTGCCAATTATTATTACCTCCTTTCTATTTTAATGAGGTTATATTTTTTTAACAAAAGCTTTACCATGTATACGTCATACTCGATATATAATCCCAATCACTAAGTTTATTTTCAGAATTTTCTTTTAATAATTCCTGATCAAAATAGGATATAATCCAATTACAATAAGATACTGCTGAATATCTATCTTTATAGCATCCCGATTTTTCTGATAACTTTATTTTTCCACCAACTAAGCTCATATCCAAATTAATACATTCTCCAATCATAAGTCCCGTATTAATATATGGATTTAAAAAGAATGACGAAATATTCGTATCATTAATATCTTTAGTAAATTCTTTTGTATTTTTAATGAGAAATTCTTCGGCTTCTCCTTCTCCAATTAAGAAGTTCCATAATTTTTTCTGTAATGAAATTCTGAATGCATTGGCTATTTGGCTATTCAGATCCTGATTCGCCATAATAGGAAATATGACTTCTCTTGGGTTTAAGCTGCGGGTATGATCTCTTCGCAATTCTTCGCGCAGATCCTGTTTTACAAATTCAAATTCATCTCCAGCAACTCCAAGCGGATCATAGGTTATTCCTCTGTCTTCGCATAGTGTCGGTTCAGTCAGCGAATCGAAAACGCCAATTCCTGCATTCTGAAGATCCATTACTAAATAATCCGCATCAAAGTCAAAAAAGATATCTTTGATCCTTCTTGCTTGCACGCCGACATCTCTACCTTTATATGATTCCATATAAACAAGATGCCTTTCATAACCTTTATTTAGAATAGGAATTGCACGAACACAAAGAATAATACTATTATCATTCGCTTTATTTGCTCGGGTAGCAATATCAACTGATACAAATCTTATCTCTCCATCTACCTTTTTAAGATCATAAGGATTCTTTTTTATATCATAATTATCATCCTTTTGCGGATAAAATGCCCTTTTCAGATTTCTAGGAAATAGGCTTGGCTTAAAATAGCTCTTCCCGCTAGATCCGCTAGGTATATTTAAGTATTCCATTTGCACGGAAACTTCATCCATATCAGCCATTTCATTCTTTATCATATCTTCTGTTTTTATATTATGATATAATGTTATAAGATAGTCAAAAGCTAAGAAGCTGGCTGTTTCGTCCCCCATAATCATTCTTTTTATACAAGATTTTACATAAGTATACCAATATTCAGAAGTATACCATGCAGAAGTAATATAAGCCATCCTACCTTCTTCTTTTAATTCTGGGATGTTTTTATATTTTGATTCCAGTCTAAAAGGCGGAGTTCTTACTTCTAGCATTGGCTTAATAACCTGCTCTAATATCTGCTTCGGAACAAGTCTAGCCTCTTCTATTATTATATAATTGGCACGAAATCCCCTTGCAGTATCTGCGCTAGGCACAACCCTAATAGTGCTTCCATTATGAAAAATAGCCTCGCATAAATTAGAACTAATTGATATATGGTCTATTTCTCTTGCTACGTTGGGATAAGTATTGCTCAAGGCACTTATTTTTTCGCTAACTATTAAGCCTCCTTGCTTTATCGTTTTAGAACAAGCAATTATTTTAATCCCAGGATATAATACCGCTAAAGTAAGTGTCCATACCGCTATAATCCATGTCTTAGCAGTGGCTCGGCTAGCAACAATATATGCAAAATTACTTTTTTGCAAAGCGTATATCATTAAAATTTGATAAGGATATAGTTTTATACCAAAATAAAGTTCAATGAATCTATGCGGATTTCTTCTAAAAAAAGTAATCCATCGCTTATATCTACTTCGGCGATCATCCAATATATCTGCAGACCTGACCATGGATTTCGGTCTAACAAACAGATTTTGTGAATTTATATCTTTTCGTTCTTGATTCTTATATGGTCTAAATGGATTAGGCATAACTATTTACCTCCATTAAGATATATCGGGTTCGCCAAATTCAGCAATGCCCTCTTCTTCGATATCATTCGCGAAATCATCGTCATCGGAATCATCTGCTTCAATATTAAAATCTCTACTACGAGTCACAAAATTTTTTAATGGTCTTGTTACATACTTTTTGAAATAAGAATCAATATTATCATAATCTTTGAAAAGTTCTTTATCTTCAAAATATTCAGCAGGTTCATTTTGCTCTATTATTTCTATAATATTCGAAAATGTTTCGCGGGCTTTACCTGAATTCGCAATAGAAGTTTTAGCGGGATCAACACTTGCCGTTTTCATTAAATCTTGCAATTCTTTAACTAAAGCCGCAGGAGTTGCTCCATTTCCGCTCTTTCTTTTTTTCCTAATTTCAAGACTTTTATGGCAAATTTCTTTTAATAAAACTTCTTCCGCTTTTGTATCGCATTTGTGCGTTTTCTTCCACTCACTCATTTCTTTTTCTAGAAATAGATAATCTTCAAAATCAAGATTTTCACCCCAATAAATCTTTAGATCCTTATCTACATCTGTATTTTCATCCGTTGATTGTTCTACATATATAGAAGGTTCTTTAAAAGTAAGGTCTCCTTTATGCAAATTCCCATTATAAGTTGCACCACCTAATGTAGCTAGCTTAGCCTTGTAAATACTAAACACCCTATCGACAGCCTTCCCTTTTTCATATAATCCCTTTAGCGTTTCAATAGTCTTATCTACAATCACTTCGTCATAAACAACATTTAGCTTTCTACAAGTTCTAAGTAATGCTCTTGCAATATCTTTTTCCTCATTATAATAGTCAGTATATATTTCTTGGCAACATGATTTGCAAATAGAAAAATATCCATTTCTATCAAGTTCTAAATCTGTTGCAAAAAAGAAATCTGAATATTTTTTTGTAGTCATGCACCTTCGGCAATAAATAGTATTGACTTCGATGCCTGTCTTACTAATATTCTTTTTAACTTTTTTTTTACTTATCATTGACACTCCAAAATAGGTAACCTATTTATTAAATTACAATTTAATAATTATCAATTCTTACTATTTTATCAATTCCGCTAATCTAGCTACAGCAGAACGTTCTATTCTATCAAGTTCAACTGCACCAAATAACTCATTTCCCTGTAATCCTTCAAGCATGGCTAGCATTCCATTATCTTTCTCAAAATTTTTATGATCAATTTGGGATAAATCAAAATCTAATATTAATCTACTATCCTCGCCAACCCGCGTTATTATCATCTTTATTAATTCAGTATTTAAATTTTGGCTTTCATTACATAAAATTATTGAGTTATTTATACTTCTACTCCTCATATCTCCCAAATAACTTATTTGTATTTTATTTTGTTGTAAAAAATTATCAAAAAAAAGATCACCTATAATATCAGCCATAAATAAACACGAATTTTTTTGTTTTTCCGTAGCATCGCCAGGAAGTATTCCTAATTGTGGAACACCCTGCACAGATATTCCATTTCTTATTATAACTAATCTTTCATATTTGCCCGCCTGTAATTCTTGCAAAGCATAAGCTGTAGCCATGAAGGTTTTACCTGAACCGGCGACGCCTAGGGCAGCTTTAACATAAATTTTGTCATTGCATAAAAGATCCATATACAATTCTTGCCGCAAATTTCTAGGTTTAATTTTCCCTAAAATTTGAGACTCAAGCGGCTGGTATTTTAATTTAACAAATTTAGAACCATCATATCTAAATTTATCAACAATTTCATTGCCAAGTTTTAATAGTAAATATTGATTTCTAATCGCATCAACTTTTAATGTTCCAGTATAAAAATTTGCAAGTTCCTGTTCTGTTACTACAATTTCTTTTACGCCAGTATACACTAATAAACCTCCGAAACGCAAGAAATTTAGTATGGCTAATCCGTCCAATAAGCGGACTATCTTCTGTTTTTATAAAAGGATAGTTTTATTTCCGTTCTCTATAAACAGGAAAGATGCTTTATAAAGCATCCTTCCCATAAATAGGCAACATATTTCTAATTGTATCTTCTTTTCCATTATAAGTTATTAGCGGATTACCCTATTCGACAATAATATTCAAAACATTCTCGATGCCATTTTCTTTGTCTACAATAAAGCATTGTGTCTTTTTTTCTGTTTGCACATATCCGCTTTCAGTGCTCCATCTAGACCATCCGCTAATAGTAGGCAATCTATATATTTCAACAAAGCCCTGTTTTTCATATATCATACCCGTATGCAGATGCCCCAATAGCCAATAAAAATGGTTGCACTCGCTCCATTGATCTTTAATCTCAGTAGACATTATTTCCAATGCTTTTTTTACTGGAAGATTATGCGATAATCCGAAAATATTCTTTCCAAACCGGTAATATTTCCTAGGCAAAGGGGAACAATCAATATCTATATTTTTATCATCTTTAAAATAATAAGATACAGCCTTCATGATAGAATAGAATGATTGGGAATCGTGATTCCCTTGAATAGAAATTACTTTTACCTTAGATATTTCTGATAAACTAAGTATAATTTTAATAATCAATTCACTAGCATCATCTATTGCATCATACCACAAGCTAGTATTATCCTGATATACACCCTTGGTTGTTGTCCCCAAAATATTATCGAAATTTAAGAAATCATTTCCAGCAATAAAAACAACTTCTTCAAACGATTGATTGGATACCTTATTTTTAAGCTCATCTATTGTTTGCCAAACCAAGTATTCCGCTATTTTTTGATTATATTCATTCCCTGTAGATTTATCAGTAGCAAGCAAGCAATAGTGCAAATCAGCTAAAGGAAAAATCAATGATTTTCCATTGTTCTTAAAGCTTTTTGGCTGTGATTTAATGGGATTCAAATCTTTTATTTTTAAATTATCAAAGAGATTATTGATTGATTCTTCCGTCCATTTAGGAAGAGCCGGTTTAACAGTAATTTTGCTTTGATATAATAATTGCTTCTTCCCTCCTTTTTCTTGCATGTGCCAAAGATTATTTTTAGCTGAAACCAATTCAAAGGCGGATGGATTAAACTTATGGGCTTTTAGCAGTGCCTCGGGATTATTCTTATCCATCTCACTAATTTCAATTAGACGATCACTCGTTATACTGCCATCTGCCTTTATTTCTTCACTTATCTTATAATTATCTTTATTATAATCTAAATTAGTATCAGCATTCTTGCCAGGGATCCCTCTTCTATCTCGTTCTCTTTTGAAGCTATTTCGCAATGCTTCGGCGCTACTATAGGAAAATTTTTCTGCAAGAGAGCTCCATGTTTCTCCCAATTTCCAACCGGAAATATAGTGCTTATAACATTCTTCAAAAATTGATTTTTCCAAGTTTTTCCCTTTTAAAGTGTAACTTTACTGTTTTCTATGTCCGACAAATATTTAGAGGCTTCTAATTGTAATTTTGTTATTTCTAATTGATATTGAAGTGCCATTTTTAATTTTATTATATCTACAATATTTTTTTCTGACAATCCTAAAGCATTTATACTCCCAATAAAGCCAAGAATTGCTGAACCGTCTAAAGTGCCGGATTTCATCGCTTCAGAATCTGGGTCTAAACTAAAACCAGGATAATTATAATTCTCAATATTGCACAATTTATCTAAATCTATATCTTCTGATTCTTTATTTGGGATAGTCTTTGCTTCGTTATCTAAATCTATGTTTTTCATTTATTTTTCCTTGTTATATAATTTTATCAATTAATCCAAGCTCAAGCGCTTCTTCCGGCCAAAAGTAAAACTCTTTTTTATGCTTTACAATATCATCAAGTTTTTCTTTCGTAAGTTTGCTTTTCTTCATTAAAAGTTCACTCAGTAATTTCCAGATTGCTTCATGCTCTTCATAATTATTTTTTATATCCTCTTTCGATTGAAATCCAAAGTTATAGCTTCCAACATCATGGATCATAAATCGAGTATATCTTTGGGCATACCTTTTAGTGCCTGCACTAAGCAAATTTACTGCCGCAGACATACAGCAAGCATAAGCCATTGTAATCACTTCATATCCTTTTTCTTGTGCTCTTTCTATAGCGGATACTATACTCAAGGCTGAGAATACTTCGCCGCCTGTAGAAGAAATCTTGATTGTTATTGGCTGTTTGATCCCATTTATATCGGGGATGCATAGCTTTTCTATCATACGGTTTGTTATAAAGGCGGTATTATCATTAATAGATTCCCAAATATAAATCGTCCTTTCAGATTGAAAAGCATTTAACTGCATTTCTTGAACAAGACCTGTTTTTAAATCTAACTCATTTTGGGCATTATCCTCTTCAATATAATCCATAATTATATACCTTTCTAAAAAGAATAGTTAAATTATATAAACTTTACTCTATACTTATAAAATATATCTTTCATTATAAAAAAAATATTTTTACATTATTTCTTCTGGATTAA